AAACCATTACCACCAAAACCACCCCAGCAGAAGAAGATCAGGATGATCCAAATCCACCACCAGCCGCCATTACCACCCATGCCATTGTTGTTCATCATAGCCATTAAAGCAGCGGGATCCATATTACCTTTATTAGCATTCTATATTAAAGCAGCAAGACCAGCGTCAATACCGCGATCCTGCACAATAATTCTATCTTCTAACATAATTGATTTAATTTAAAAATTGATTTTTATTAATATCTAACGTAGCGAACTGCTTTGCCACGTCCATATTCTGAATAAGGTTCGTACTCTTTCTCTCTTTCGAGCATACGTTCGTAATCATCGTCATAATCTCTAGCTCTACTAGTAGAATATACTCTACGACCACCACGCATCATACCACCTCTTCTACCACCTCTACGGAATAAGCCTATGCGTTCAAATTCGTCATCATCATCATCTTCGTATTTGTCACGCTTTTCAACTTCTTCCTCATAGCATTCCATTTCAGCTTGTCTGATCTTATCACACATAACGTAAATATAGTAATACCACATCTTACCTTCATCAATGTCTTTATCATTGATCCAAGCCTTTGCCAATTCAACAAAATGCTTAGTACTATTAGAATTAGTCATACTTATAATTACTTTATAGTAATCAGAATAAACCATGTTAAGTGCTACGAACCAATCATAACGGTTAAATCTGCTACCCAGATTTATTCCGTACTGACTAGCTAATGCGGTAGTTTCTTCTACAGACCAATGCGGTCCACGAGTACCATCCTCATTTTCCATTTTACTTACAGCTTTACGGGCATGTTCCTCATTGAAGTGAGGACCGTGTTCTGCTTCGTAAGCCTTTACACGAAATATTCTATGCATATTATTATTGATTAATATTATTGAATATATTGATTTCATTTCGGTAACTCTATTATACGAGTATCAGTTACCTTAATTATTGGGTTACTGTTAACTATTTGATATCTTTTGGTATGTATCTTTTTCCAATCAAAGTGCCAGAACCTAACCCAGCCATTCTTATACTTATTACGATATTCTTTCTTCTCTTCTACAAACAGAATCTATTGATTCTTAATATCTAATGTGGCTTTAAGGATTGAATCCTTTCTACTAACTATGATAGTTGTTAATGGATTAATTTTAAGTTCTTCGTCAAAATCTATTAACTTATGTTTTATAATAGTTCTAACCGAATCTTTAATCTCGGTATTGATTACATTTATATTAGTTAGGTTCTTGTCTTTGATTTTAAGCTTTTTCTAAGCATCCTTGGCTTCTTTCAATAAACTATCATTACTAGTATTTAGTTCTTCTATAGTAAGCTATAGTACTCTGTTTAACTATTCCTTCTAGGATGCTAATTGTTCATAAGCTCTAACGTTGTTAGTTATTCTGTCAATCTCTTTATTCTTTTTCTGTAGCTAATGGTTCTAAACAAAAACAGTCGCAATAAGTAAACTAACTAAACCTACTGCGACTGCTCTGAAATTCCTTGTAAACCAATTAACTATCTAATTCAGTATTGGAATCATCTGGTAATTCTTTATCTAATGATATATCTAAATATTTCTCTCCTTTTGCTTTTATAACCTTTTTGAGGATTTTCCATATTTTCCATTTAGGATATAAGTCGCTAAATGATTCTAGTAACGACCAAAACTCAACTAAGGCTATCATTCCTGCTACTATTTCTACAGCGTGCAAGTTAATAGAGGTTACTACCAGCTAATCTATTATTGATGCACTAGTTATTGCTACTGCTGCATCTCTAGTCTTCCATATAGTTTTCCATGCTTTATGTGATTCAATCTTAGGATGCCCATATTTTTTAGAGACTTTATAACCATAGATAGCATCAAGTAGTATCAATATACCGACAGCAGTGATAGGAACCCATACAGGTGCGAATATAGAAAGTAGCCCAGTTATAACAGAAGCTACGCATTTATCCGCACTACTGAACATGTTCTTAAATATTGACATAGTATGTTCTCCTAATTGTTGGTAATTCATAGATAGTAGCTGATAATAAAAATCAAATAAGCCCTGACAGATTAAAAGGGGAGTAAAATCTGAGAGGGCTCGAAATTCCGTTTGAGATTATAATTATATAACGATAAGGTTTATTTAAGGTTTCTGTTTTGAAAATCTTCTTGCATAAACTAATAGCTCTTTATAGCGTAATATTTTCTTTAATAGATTAATACCATTACAATGTTTAAGCCATCCTATATGACTACACATTTCTTGTTTGTAATCTTCTACTGTAATGTGTTTCTTTCTGCCTAATCTAGCAGCTTTCCTACACATACTACGCTTAATATTCTTCCTTACTAAAGTATAGTTATGTCTTATTACATAACCTACAAATGATATTCCTCTATCTTCTACTTTAAATACCTGATAGTTATCTTTAAAAGATAATTTTAAAGTAGCAATATACTACTTCATTTCTTCAAACAATTCTCGTAAATACTCTTTATCCTTATGTAGTATTACTATATCATCTGCATATCTGAAGTAATATTTAACCTATTTATCTTCTTTAAGCCAGTGGTCAAAGTAAGTAAGATACAGATTAGCAAAGAACTAAGATAAGTAATTACCAATAGGTACACCTTCTGCTGAATCTATTATCTCATCTAATAGCTATAATAACTTCTAATCCTTTATCTTCTTTCTTATTATGCTCTTTAATACTTCATGGTCTATACTAGGATAGAACTTTCTGATATCTAACTTAAGACAATAAGTAGTATTATCTACATCTTTTAAAGCTTCTTTAACATTATGTAATGCTTCGTGAATACCTCTGTGTTTAATGCAACTATAAGTATCTTTAATAAAGATAGATATCCATATAGGTTCCATTATATTCATTACAGCATGATGTACTATTCTATCTGGATAATAAGGTAATCTAAATATTAATCTTTCTTTAGGTTCTCTAATTATAAATGTATTATATTCAGAAGTTTTATACGTACCGTTAATTAAATTCTGCTATAGTTTTTTAAGTAATTCTTCTTTATTCTAGTCAAACTCTTTGATATCTTTTCTACTAGATTTATTTCTTCTAGCTTTCTTATCTGCTAAATATAAATTGTCTAAGCTAACAATCTTATCGAATAAATTATTATATCTCTTCATAAATAATATTTTCTGAAATACCTTCACGCATCTTCACTTTCGTTACCAATGCGTTCAAGAAGCATGTCATATTTTACCAAGAGGTAAGGTTCAGCCCTTGATTTTTTGTCAGTTTATAATTTTTTTACGTATTTCAGTGTCCTGACATTAGCATTGGAATTGTCTAACTCATTGTTAGAATTCAAATTGAACAAACCTGCATTAGACTCATTGTCTGAGTTACTGCTGATTTACTCACGACTGCAACCTTTTATTGGTTAATTAAAACCAGTTTTCTTCAGATTCTATAGAATCTATTTGTTCGTAATCTTCATCATTTAATTCCAGTGTAGCTGGAGCAGCTGGCAATGCCGGTTCACCATAGAAGGTAATTCGAGTCCCGACATTAGCAGAGGAAGCGCCCAACCCAAGGTTAGAATTCAAAGCGAACAAACCCGCAGCAGACTCAGAGTCCGAGCTACCGCCGATTAGAAGAGTTCTAGGTGTAGCTGTAGTACTAGTCCAGTGATAATCACAATAATAAGTTGTAGCACTAGCTCCATTTCCTACTACAGTTGGGAATAGATCTGCCTAATTATTATTAACGAGTTTTTTTACATATTGACCAGTAATTGTACTTTCTTTAAAGTCTTGTAATTCATAACCTGCTGCAATTAATTGCTCTGCAGTAGGATTATCACCTCCTTCAAATGTACCAAACTTAGTATAGTCTTTGCAAATGTATACACTATTATCAGTACCAGCAACTACTACATCAATTACATTCTTCCATACATGACCAAATGGATTCTCAATACCACGGTATCTAGGAACATTAACTACCTTAGTACCAGTAGACGTACCCTCTGCATTAGTATTAGTATGTGTATATTCGATTATACCAGTACCATTACCTAATGAATTAGTAGTACCACAAGGTACAAATGAATAAGTAGTAGCTCCATTTACAGTTACAGTTCCTGAAGTTACTCCATCACCCAAACCACCTTGATGATAACCTTCTGCAGTTAAATTAGCATTAAATGCTTTCTGGCTATTCAATGTAGCATATTCTACTACGAATAACCAAGTGAGATCTCTGTGAGCATCATAAGTATAGATATTCCAGTTATTGGTACGATTATACACGGTAGTACTTGTACCTCTAGCCCAAATTTGGAATTGATCTCTAGTAGTACTTACAGTAGGTTTAAAATTAATTTCTGGATTACTAATAGAACGAAGTAAGTTACTTATGGTTGAACTATTCATAGTAGCTTCATAGGCACTTATATACTTCTTCTCTACCTTGACATAACCCGGAAGATTATACTCACTCATACGAATTTCAACTGTATTATCTGAAGTAGCTACTAATAATCTATAGTGTTCTGGAAGCTCTACAAAAACCTCTGGAGATAAGCCTTTACTGTCTTGAACTACAGCAGTGCCATCTTCCCACTTAGTCCAGTCATCTGCTTTTAAATACCTCTTAGTATTGTCATCATTGTTGATAGTACATCCTCTCATCTTACTTTGGATAGGAAGTGTTTTATGCATCTCCATATTACCAGTACGTATACCATCAGGACTAGAACTATTAGCTAAGTCAAACTTAACACCGTACCACAGTTCATTCTCATTTCTACTAAGCTTACCAATCTCTTCATCAAGAGTAACTGCAGCACTTATAGCACTAGGACTATCTGCTAAGTAATTAGTACTTGATAAGTCAGGCATTTCATTATTCTCAGTTAAACCTACCCTATCATTTACTTTAAGTAAAGTAGTTCTAAGCTCTGTAATGTCTTCATTTAATGCATCTTCTAAGCCATTGATATTACCTTGTAGTTCTGTATCCTTAGCTTTTAATTCGTTCACGGCTGCTTCTCTAGCAATCCGTTCATCACTAATTGCATCAGGAAGAGTTTCGTTAATGGCTAACTTTTCAGCACCAGTCATTAAACCAGCAACGGTATTGGTAGCAGGATTAATAGTAATATCGGCTAAAGTAGACTGTACATATTTACCGCCACTCTTTTCTACTCCAGTAAGACTGATAGTAATGTTATTAACATCAGTCTAGTCTAATTGGAATGTACTCAGCAAGTTATCAGGCATAGAGTTAACTACATTCTCCATAGCTTTACCCTTACCACCATCATAAGCAGTACCAGTAATATCACCAATAATAATAGCATTAGAATCGATGTGTACCCATTGTGAACCAGACCATCTAAATTGATAGCTTACTTCACCAGGAGTTACATTAACATATATTTTATCTCTCTCACCTACTATAGGAGTTTCATGTTCAGCGTCTGCATATAACTGTATATTCTAAAGTACTCCAGTAGGAGATACAGTATAAGTAGCATATGCATCCATTACATCATCAACATATGAAGGCAATTGACTAGCAGGTACTTTACCATTACCATCAAGTTCAGCAAGACCATTAGGTTGACCTTTTAATGCTTTGAAGTCTTGTAAGTCTTCATTCACATCATCAATCTTAGTATCCAGTCTATCTACTTGAGCTTTTACAGCAGCATCACCTTTATTAATAGCATCTACTATACTAGTACCTTTAAAGTAGTTATTGCTACTATTATCAGGTAAAGATATAATGTCACTATTCTTATCATAGTTTAAACCAACAGATTGAACAATCTCTTTAATATGAGTCCATTGGTCTACATTAGCATCTCTATTCAGTGGTATCCATTTCTTAAGATCAGGACTATATGACTTAATAACATTACCAGTACTGTCTGTTGCTAAGTCAATCCAGTAAGAAACCTCTTTAGGATTTGGAGCATACTTAGATGCTATGAAATTAGGATTTTCTTGTTTAACCATATTTGCAAATATTTAATAGTTATTCCCCTTTTATTCTTTAAAGAACCCACTAGGAGCACTTACTTTATTAAACACAACACTATCAGTAGTAGCTAATGATAATTGGGCTCTAGTAACTACATGAGGATTATCTCTTCTAGCTGCATGAGTATCAATAGCATTCTGTGCATTAGTAATCAATTGTCTAAGCTCATTAATCTGAGATTGCAAATTATTATCTGCATTAGTTCTATTCTCAGTCTCTTGATTAATTAACTCAGTAAGATCAGTGACTTTACCATCTACATAAGTCTTAAGTTCATTCTTAGCTTTAGAGATTTCACTATTTATATAGCTTCTTAAATCACTAATCTATTGGTCTATTTTACTATCTAACTCTTGTATATTCTGAGTTAATTCGGTAATCTTTTGTTGAATAGAAGTTAAGTCACTACCTATTATTTCAGTTATATCCTAACGCAGCTCTTCAATACTAGAATTGATATTAGTAATATCCTACTTGATACCATTAATTTCATTTCTAATATCACTAATCTAAGTAGTTAATTCTTCTACTTTCTGATTAATATACTACCACAGTTTATTAACTTCCTCTTTCAGTTCATCTTTAAATTCAGCTAATTCATTTCTGATTTCAGTTATAGAATCATTAATAAACTGTTCTATCTAATCAAGAGCATTATTAATATAATCAATGATAGCATCTACTTGTTTATCATTCAAATCAAGCATCTCCCATGTATTAGTATCATTACGATAATATCTAATACAACCACCATAGTAGTTAGAAGTAACGTCAATCCAATAATCTACTTCTAGAGGATTAGGCTACGTATCTGATGCTCTAAATCTAACTATCTCTCTCTGTAACATATGTTATGCTTTAAATGTTGTTATTTTATCTTCTGTGCCAGAGTCATATACATCAAGATGGACCCAGTCACAATCTTCCTCTAAACGTATTTTACATGGCAACAATAAAGGTTTAGCCTTTATCATTTCTCTTACTTCCTCTGCAGTCTTATTATCACAAGTAAAGTCAATTGCGTTACCAGTCGTGTGACCGCTAACATATACATTCTTCTTACTCTTTACTAAAGGACACAGGTTGCAACGCATACCCCTTTGATGCATATTACCAATATTAATATGCATTGGCATACGTAGTATATCTGTACGTAGACACAGTAGTACATGCAATAACTGAGTACTTAAGAACATCCATGACTATTCTCCAAATCTACTATATATGTGATTGCATACTAATTCCTTTACGTTAAAGTAAGGTTTAAGCTGTTTAATTATTTCTTCTCTCGGCATCATTGTTATTCATCGTTAGAGCATCACCAACTAGATTGGCTGCTACGTTCATACCAAATTGTTTAGTATCATTATCTATCTCACTTACCTTTACGTTGATTTGAAGGAGCAGAAGATATATCTGCTCCAACAATTCTCTATCTGTCATATGTGCTAAGTATGGATTCATTAGTTAAAGGTTATAGAACCGCTAGCGGTTAATTTTTGTCCGGCTGTCTATCTTATATTATAATTAACACGTCTAGGCCTACGATACTCCTTCCAATAAGTAATTGGAACCTAAGCAGTATCGCTTGCATCACCAGTGGTATTACCTACTATTACAGGATTATCCGCATCATAATCAGTTAAACCACAGGTCCAAGGTTGTGAACTCTTAAAATTAACAACAGCATATTCAGCTGTAGTAGATATATCGCTATTAAATATTGACAAATATTCTTCTGGTTTACCTCTCTATGTAATTTTTAAAGTGATAGTTTTTTTAGATTCATCTTGAGTAAAAATCACATCACCGTTTCTACTAGCGGTGCTAGTATTTTCCTAAATACTTACTTTACCTGAACTATAACCGTTAATCCATGTAGGTTTTTGAGAGACGTAATATGATTGATTACTGCCATTCTTAGTAGATACTATTGAATAAGAGTTTTTAAATTCCCCTCCTTGATAATCACAAATAACGCTATCGGTTGAATATAGATCTGAACCAAAGCCGAATTTATATTCAGCCGATTGTCCAGATTGAGTTATCTCTATAGATTGAGTCTTACCAGATTCATTCTATGTAAATACTAGAGTAGTACTTCTAGTACTAGAAGTAGTGTTTTTCAGTATCTCTACAGTTATTTTTCCAGTTGTAGATACAACTACCCAATCAGTACCACCAGAAGTTAAACTATAGCCTATATTACTACCATTCTTAGTAGATACTGTTCTTGGTATGAAAGAGGCCCCACTATATGGAGCATCATATGTATTTGGTGTTATTGTAAATACATACGTATCTGCTACGTATGCATCTTGACTAACATTAATAGTAAGTGTCTTACCAGAACCACTCTGAGTTAATACTACTTCTCCACTTCTTGCAGAACCTGTATTATTAGATGCCTATATGGTTACACTAGTAGCTGTTTCACTTACAATTGTTATCCAACTAGGATGACTAGTAGTAGACCAAGGATGATTACTACCATTTTTAGTACTTACTAAAGTAATTGCAGCAGAAACAGCACCAGTAGCTTGAAAACTTTCACTCTTATCAGATGTACTACCATTATGCCAAGTAAAGACATAATTATCAGCAGGTGGTACATAAGCACTCTGTGATAAGCTAGCATAGTCTCTCTTACCTGATTCATCTTGTACAAAGTAAACTTGAGCAGATCTAGATGATGAAGATGTGTTAGCACTTATAGTGAATGAACCACCGCCATCATATGTTGCCCATGAAGGTAATGTACTGCTATCAATACTATAACTAACATCTCTATACCAACTGCCATTAAGAGTCTCATAAGAGGTAATAGTAACTGTACCACTACCTCCACCAGAACCTACACTGACTTGATATGGATTAACTGAGAATACATAATCCCATACATCTGGAGATTCACCAGCAGCTTGAGTAACAGTACAAGTAGCAGATTTACCACTATAAGTTGCAGTAATAGTTGCAGTTCTACTAGATGTAGATGTATTCTCTCCTAATGTTAAAGTACTAGGTGAAGCAGTACTACTAAGGCTACCTAAGTTAGTAGACAATGTAGGATTACCTGTTTCTTCAGTAACATCGCCACTAACCCAATATACAGTTCTCTTAGCACTAGCTGTAATAGTAGAAGTGCCACCATCACTAGATACACTAGTGGGACTAGCTGATACAGATATAGTCCATTCACCATATGAACTAACATCATCCCCATCCTGTGACAAACTTATAGTAGCTGTCTTATTAGACTCATTCTGAGTTATAGTGACTGTACCTGTTCTATTTGAAGTGCTTTCATTAGCAGAAGCACTTACTGTAGTTCCACTTAAAGAGAATCCAGTACCAGATATAGTAGTAGACTTTAATGATACACTAGTATCACCACTCTATTCTACTCCATCTAATACTTTTCTCTTATAAGAACTAACGGTAAAAGTCTTACTACCACCACCAGCTCCAAATGACATACTAGTAGGAGATACTGTTAAATAGTAATTCCAAGTCTCTACCTTCTTACGTATATCATCTATCTTTACACATTCGTTAGCTCCATAAGTAGAAGCATTATCAATAACGATTAATGAATTAATAGCTAAAATCTAGGTCTTAGTAGGACATTCTGTCCCACTCTTACCTAGACTAAGCTTACTTAATATCATAGAATATGTTGCTATTTCATTACTCATGCTGCTTATTCTTTAAAGTTTCTACTTCAGCTTTAAGCTTTTCAATCTCATCCTTAAGCATCTTAACTCCTTCAATAGCTAATACACCTAACATTTCGTATTCTACTTTCTTAACCTTAACGTAATCCTCACCATCTTTAGTGAATGGTTCAAACTGTTCAGGATTCTTTACTTTAGATTTAAGAACATCATCTTCAGTTACTATATCTTTAAAACCTAATTTCTCTAAATCCTATGCTATGGTACCTATTTGTTTCTAATCGTTCATTACAAACTATGCAGTTGGTATAGAACATATCTAGTCTAGAGTATAGTCTAAAGGTTTAATATCTGATTTTAAACGAACGTCGGATTCTTTGAAGAACCCATTTGTTGCGGATACTTTACCAGAAGACGTAACATTACCTACCGCTATGTTATCATAAGAGTATATAGCCTATTTAGGAGTTATAGTTACCAATCTGGTTACACCAGAAGTAGGCATAGCAGAACTACTTATAGATTCAACCATATTTCTATGGTCACTACCATTGCCCTTATAAGCATGTACTATGAAAGTCTGGAATGTTCGTGGTTGTTTAAACCATAGATAAACTCTTCCATTGTAATTAAACACTTTTACAACACCAAAGTTATAGCCATTATTAACCCCAGAATACTCTAATATTGCATTTTCTGGATTATAATTATAGAACTATATCACAGTATCAATTGGAGGCTAAGTAAGATAAGAATTACCGAATATTCTTACTATAACCATTGCATCAGCATTAGATGCAATTCTTAATCTTACCAAGCACCCTTGCTCATAATTATACACTATTTTCGGAGAATAGCGTGGGTCTAACTTATCAGCGTAATTACCTTCATGAAGTAAACTATAATATTCACCAGCATACTAATAAGAGATTCCATCAGCTAAACTATCAACCTTACCTATACTTATACATGGATGTGTTGTCAATTTGTCGTTAAACAAATATGCACCGTTTTGCTACGAATATCCTACTTTGGCTGAATGTGTTCCATTATTAACAAACTAAATATAACTAAGGTTACTATTGCCATGTAAAGTTAATGGAATCGATGATGAAGTTTGATTTATTGTTAACGGCCCAGTCATAGTGTCTCCAGCCTTCTTCACATACTTTCCATCAGCAGTAGCTGAATCCTATATACCAAGATTAGTAATATCAGACTTAGTTACAGCAGTAACACTAGCTACATGACTAGTAGAATCAGTAGAGAACTTATAGAATCCAGATGCTTTACTAGGTGCAGAACCAGCAGGATGTACGTAGTTATTATATGTAGCTCCTTTAGTTAAAGTGAGAGTATCACCACTAATAGATGCAGTAGTAACAGCATTCCCAGAACCAGCTACAGTTACTTTACCGACCTTCTTAGCTAATTCTGTATTCATAGTAGACTACAGATTATTGATGTTAGTCTGTAACTAATTATCACCATCCTTTCTAGCTTGAATCTCTACATTCAAATCGTTAGTAATCTCAGACGAACTGCTCTCAATAAGCTCTTCTAATCTATCTACTTCAGTAGTTACTCTATTATCTAGATTAGTAATTCTATTAGGTATATTGACGTCTAAGTTCTATTTATCAGTAGCAGTCATTACACCAGCTGCAGATTGTGTAGCAGCAGGTATAGTCTATGACTTAGTAATAGGATTCGCATATGAATTACTAGCTGCAGATAAATCAGATTGTTTGTAGTTGATAGTTACGCTAGTTGCATTTCTAGATGTTGCATCTAAACCAGTAACTAGATTATTAGGTAGTGAATCAAGCTTATCACCTGGATTCTCTATACTACCAAATTCATTATATAAGTCATCTAATCTGCCTTTATCTATTGCAGACATAGCACCTGCATTAGTAGTTGTAGCTGATGGTATATCTATATTATCATCCTGTAATGGACCATAATTTAAACCATCTTTAGCTGCATACTTATAGTTAATCTTAACTAATTCACCAGTACTAGTAGTAGGAGTAAGGTATGAAGTAATCTTAGTATGCATACTATTTAAAGCATCTCTATTAGCTTTACCTTTATCTCCAGGATATGCAGTACTAGGAGTTTCACCTAATGCTAAACTCTAACTGATCTCTAGGTATTGAGTACCAGTCCATCTATATGTTAAGTTAGTATCCTTAGATACATATATTTTACCTGTTTCACCAGTCTGAGGGAATTGAGCTTTAGTAGAGAACTCTAATACATCATCTACATAAGATGGTAATTGAGCTGCAGGAACTTTACCAGTTGAGTCTAATTCAGCTAATCCACCAGGCTGACCTTTAGTACTAATAAAAGCATTTAAACTATTAGTAATAGTGGTATCGCCTGCTTTCCTATCTTCAATCTCTTTCTGTAAAGCATCCTCTAGTTTATCGGTAACTCCATCAAACTTATTCTCTATACGGTCTATCTCAGCTTCTCTATCTGCAATCTCTTTATCAATCTTATCATCAAGATCATCTATTCTATTACTTAGATTAGAGTCAGCTTCCTTTAGATCTTCAATCTATCCAGGTATAGTAGTATTAAGTTCTACATAATCTTCCTTACTCATTAGACCACCCATAGATGCAGTAGCATTAGCTATACGTATATCCATATAGATATTGTTACCACTCTTAACAGTATTCCAAGATACACAAGGAGTACTATTCTGTCTAAAGGTAATGCCATTAGTTACTAAATCATAAGTAGATGTATTAGTACCATCTTTAAACTTAATATTAGTTAATGCTAAATTACCTATATATACATACTAACCATTGTCTGTAAGTACTTTAGTACCATCTCCAGTAGTCTTAATTATTGTAGTAGTATATTGTTCTTTACTATAGTTTAATGAACCATCTACAGTAATAGTATCAAATACTACTTGAGATATATTATCTGTGCCTTCTTCTTTAATAAAATCAGGAGATTCAATGTATATAGTACCACCAACTATGGCTACTTCAGTTGCTAAGTCTAAACCATTTCTCTTAGAGTTAATAGTATAGATAAGCTTACCTTCCTCCATAGCCTGCTTTAATGCGTCATAATCTTCTTGACTTACTTTACCATCAATGATAGTAGGATCAAAGATATACATAGTCATATCTTTAAACTCTATCATTCGGATCTTACCATTTCTTTCACCATCTTGGAATGGAATCATTTCCTATCCTGTGACAGCAGTACGTTCTGAAGCTTGACTAATCTTTAAACCTTTAATTCTTGCTATCATTGTCAATCAAATTATTTTCTTTCTACTATTCTAACAGTACTACACCGTTATCTTCCCATAACCAAGGATCTGCATCCTCTGTTAACAATGCTAATACATAAGGATCATATAATCCTCTAAAGTATCCATTACCACAACCACACTTAATACAATATGGTTTGAGTTTCATAGGTATACCACTATATAATTGTGGTTTAACCTAATGTAAGTATCTCTTTAGTATTTCAGAATCTATAGGAGTAGTAACACTAGATGTGTTACTAAACTCCAATAAATCTGTTAATTCATTGTATACTATGGTTGCTACAACATCTCTATTATTCCTAAGTATATTAGTTTTAAGTATAGAGTTTGTTTTACTGTTTATATATTCTTTTGCTTTATCCATAGTAATTATACGTTTGCGTATGTTTTGGTAGTAAGATTATTTTTTGTAAATATTAAACCTTCTGTTGGGTTTAATCTAGCAGAATAGGTGTCACTTCCTAATACTTTTTGTATATATATACTACCATCTCCAGATATAGATATCTATGAACCATTACTACATCTAACATATATGTTTCCTTCGTTAGGAGACTAATCCTAAGTTCCGTATATATCTATTAGATAAAAGTCTGGATCTGTAGATTGAGGCACTCTCAGTCCACTAAAACTATCACCTGCTAATATTACTTTACCGTTAGCACTATCTCCTACATTAAGTTCATTAATTTCCCCAGAGGAATTCCAAGCGATATTACCTTTTGCTAACTATCCACTACCATCAGAATTTAAACCAAACCACTCAGTAAATGGAGACTGAGCCTAACCCATACGCATACCAGTTGAATCTAGTTTAAACTAATAATCACTTGTAAGCTAGGATATATTATTTTTCTTTATATATGTACCTACAGTAGACAGCCCACTAGTATTATTAATCATACTCAATCCGCTACCGTCTAACGTAAGCTTAGTGTCTGCCGTAGTTAACTGTAACTAACTGTTCTCAGAATCAGCAGCTAAGTGTATACCTCCAGCTCCAAAGTAAGCTTCACCATTCTCAAAGTCTAACAAGAAATTAGGTCTAAATGAGTTAGAAGTGTTCATAGGATCTGAAGTATTAATCAAATGATATTCAGAACTATCACCACCACTGGCGTTCTTACCTCTTTGTGAGAACATTAAGTTGTTATTGAATACAGCTCCTCCTACTAATGAGTTAGGTGCAATAAGTAAGTCAGTATAGATGGCTTCATAATTCTCTAATACAGTCCATGCACCAGACGTATCTGTAGCTGGAGATTCATTATTCTACTGAGTGCCAATCCACGTCATTACTGATTTCAAGAAGTAATAGTTACCATCACTAGTATCATATACGTAAGGAGCTTTCTCTCCATCATTAATGTACGGAGTACTAGTACTATATATACCAGCTGGATATGCTATAGGTTGCGAACCTACCGGATCTGGAGTAATTATACCACCCATAGGATTAGGTTTAGACCATGCAGTTTCCATGTTATCGTCAATAACTCTACACTGAATAAACCATATGTAATTATACTCATCACCTTTAGTAAGCTCAGGAACATCCATAGACCAACCTGTAGGGTTTCTCTTCCATTTCATAGTATCATTCCAAGCCTCACCAGTATAAGTAGTTTCAGTGCCTTTACAGTATCTGACTTCATAGCCTACTCCAGGAATACCAGAACCACCATTATCACCAGTCATACCAGTCATATAGTAAGGATCACACCATTGTTCCATTAATGTGTTATCTCCACCATTAATAAGAGCAAATGTAGCCCATAATACTTTACCACTACTTAACGCTGGTGCAGTAGAACTCCAACCTGTAGGATAACGTTCAGCTGCATTTAACTAAGGAGCAATTTCCCAACTATTGTTTCTAGCAAATCTGTATTCATAGTAGTTACCATCCATGCCTTGAACCTTACCTACATTTACCCAATCACTACCATTCCATACCCACAAGAAACCATCAATAACCCAACCGTCTCCTATCTCATTGCCACTAGTTGGAAGATCATCCGTAGAGTCCAAAGTACCTTTAATAACAACGCCTTGACCAGTTACTTTTACTACAGCCCCCCATTCTATTACAGAACCTGTTTCACCTTGAACTAATGCTACAGATTTCCACCATATACCTGTGGACATATCAGGAGTAAGTACCCAACCATCACCTGGATTATATGGATCATTACTAGTAGGCTTTTCAGGTTGAGTAGAACTCTACTTAAATGCTTCTACTTGATAATTAAAGTTATTACCATCAAGACCAGGTACACCTGTAATTAAATAAGGCCCTTGCCAACCTCTTTCGTCTTCAGGCAGAGATTCATCAATTACTAACTTATTATCAAAAGTAACTAAAGCTTGAATACCCCATATGGCTTCTTTACCAGTCACAGAGGGCATACCTACGCTCCAAATACTACCAGGGTTAATATTCAATCTATCTGGATCTCTAGGCTTAACATCACTACCAGATGTCTTAGTATACATTACTCTAAGGTGTTGACCATCTTGACCATCATCTCCCCATTTAGCCCATAATGACGGAGAACTAAAGTTACCCCATTTGTGAGTATCACCTTTATACTTTCTTTTACTAACCCATTCATATTTAAACTCTTCACTTACTCCCTTAGGATCATCTGTCCAAGGTTGTTCACCAGGAGCTGACTGAGGTATGTATTCATCTTGATCTGGATTATTGTCTGTAATCTCTTGAGGAGAAGCAGGTAACTTAGTACGCTGATATATATACTCTACACCATCTCCATCTTTACCATTCACTCCCCATTTGGACCAAATAGTAGGGTCACTCCATTCACTCCAACTGCCATCAGTTTGCAAATTATGTGAACAAACCCATTCACATTGATACTATTCACTAATACCTGTAGGATGATCAGTCCAACCTTGTCTAATGGCTTCGGTTTGGCTATTACCTGTAGGTTTAGTAGGAGTAACTAAACTAGTTACAGTGAGTTTATATACAAACTCAATATTACTACCATCTGCACCATCATGACCATCTGCACCTGTAAGTCTTACAGGAGTACTCCAAGGCACTACTATTGTACCTTTACTAGAGAACGTAGCAGTAGACATCCACACATAACCATTAGGATTACTATCACTACCAGACCATCCTTCAGGATATGTAATAGTATTAGTATCGTAATCCCAGCTACCTCCTACAGGAGTATCGGGTCTTTGTATGGTTTTAGTAGATTTGTATGCTATTACTACTCTAGTAGTATCTCCGTCTATACCTGGTACACCATCAATACCATCCTTACCGTCTTTACCGTCTTTACCATCTTTACCGTCCTTACCTGCATCTCCTGTTCTACCTGCTGGTATACCAAATGAGAATAAGAACTTATCTTTATCTAAAGATACAGATGCTGTAGGAGTACTTGATTCGTATACATCCTTAATTGCAGCCTTAAACTTAGAATTACCTATAACTATATCAGCTACTGATTCAAGTGGTAATTTATAGTTATTGTCTTTCTCTGCAGTAACAATGTATTCACCACCTGTAGCTTCAAGCTTCTCTTCTAAGTCTAATATCTTTACACCATCGCATTTTTGTGTCATATCTCTTTATTTTATAATTTACAATAACCGTTACTGCAATTTCCTGTACTGCAAGTATTATTAGAACAAGAGTAACAAATACCACTAAATAAAGTAGCAGAGTTACGCTCTTTCTCTAAGTGAAGACATTTATCGTTTTCTGTATTGAAACAATCACCTTTCTGAGTAAGAATAGCATTGTTACAGCAAGTACTAGCTGCACATTTTGGTTTAATAGATATCTCAAGTAATCTACAGATATCTACATATAATTGTAAAGCATCACGATAGTAATCGGATGCTAAAGCATACTCAAGCAACTATCTCTTAAAGACTACTAGCATTATATTCTGCATAGTCTAATCATCTAAACAAGTTGAACAGTGAGTATGTAATTTCCTAATCTCTGCCATATATACAATTGAAGGATTGTAGTATATGCCATGAAAATGAATTTCTTCCTATTCCGTAAAACATCTTAATGTAACATACTTCATATTCCAATCTAACTCTAGAATATCGTCATTAGTTACGGTTACATTATTATCGGAATCTACTGTAATATTCTCAGAAAAGCTAATGTTATGTATAGGACTGTCTTCAAGTATGTTCTTTAAATTCCATACTTCATCTATATAAACTTCCTTACTATAGCTGCTAAGGTCTACTTCAGTCTCTATCTTGAAGGTCAGTTTATCACCATCTATTTGTATATTTGTTAATTTGTCCATATATCAACAATAAAAAAAGTGGAGAGTGGAATATTCCACAACTCCACTTCTGTAGTTTGTAAAAGGAATCTTATCCCAAATTCAATCTCTCTAACGTGGATTAGGCAATTGTCTTACCAGCAATAAATGACTGAATACCTTTATCTACAATAGAATCAACTAAACTAGGACAATAAACTTCCGTAGTCAACGGAGTAGTCTTGATGTACTGATTATCATTGCTCAAGTACAGGTTATCGTTTTCGATGATAGCATAGTCATATTCTGCATCTTCTACTACTTTACGGACTTGTTCAACAATAGGATATGCACCAGTAAATACATGACCTTTATAACCCATGTTACGTACTTCTGCATCACGTACTTGCTTCCAATAACCCTTACCCGGATTACCAGCAGTCTTAACAATCGTAGCACCTACAACTGCCTTAGGCTGATTAGCAAGCAATGCACCAGGAATAGTCTCATACAGAGACGCTTCCATAGATACAACGCTGTATTCACTCAAAGAGTAAACACCTTCGTTATCATCCTTCGGCATAGCAGTCAAAGTCAGAACTGCAGCAGAAGCAGTAGCCTGTACTCTACGATTCTTGTGAGCGTTAATCTTCTTCAAGAAAGCGTCTACTAAATCTTTAGCTGTAGTAGTTTCAGCATATACTTCATAAGTATGAGTAAACTGCCAAGCAGCTTCATACATATCCTTATAAACAATACGCAAAACGTAACGATTACCAGCAATAATAGTAGCGTTAGTTAAAGTGATTACAATCTTTTCTTCAACAGGAGCTACATATCCGCCAATTACTGCAGACGGTTTAGAAGCTTTCTGGATTTCAGTAGAGAAATCAATATTAGCTTTCTGTGCTACTGTACCATCAGGCATAGTAACGTTCATCTTTTCACCTGCTACACCTACATACAGAGAGTTAGCATTTACTGCATCAGCAGCAGTCTTAATAAGAGCCTTATTCTCATCGAACAAAGCAACATCACCAACAGCCAAAGCATCTACTGTAGTGTAAGAAGCCGGAGCTTGTTTTCCAATCAGAACTGAGTGTACTGAAGTTATCATATTAAATGTTTGTTTTTAAATTAGACATTAGCGCTTAGTCTATTCGCTTACTTTCTACTTTCATTATTTCAGATTTCCACGTTGGTAAGCGCCTTAATTATTCGTCCTAAGATTTCTTAGAACTAGTATTAGGTATAGTTTGCACTATCATTTGAACTGCTAGATCTACTATATCCTAATGAGTGTTTTCTGGAAGATCTGTATATTCTTTAGTAAGATCACTTACATTACCCAGATCTTTTGCTTTTCTTAAATAGGTAAGCTAATATGAACTTATATCATAATTACCATCAGTATATAATACAATTTTATTGTCAGTATATACTCTAATAGGTTTTGCTTGATTATAACGCAATTTATGATCTGATAGGCTATTACTTAGTCTAGAGCTTACTGTCTCTATTGTAGCCTCTATTACATCAGACTCATGAGTAATTAAGTTATTACATTTATTATCCTTTATACTTATATATACATTTTCACCAAGTGCGAACATATAATCTTCAGGATAATTAGCTTCCCATTTATTACCTAATTTACTAAAACTATAAGTGGTATAGTTTTTAGTATTCACTAAGGTGCGTATGTTATCAGTAATCTCTTGATTCCTCTAGAATACTCTAAAATTCTATTTAACATACTCATCTTTAGCTTTGTTTATAAAATGAAACAAAGTATCTGAAGGAAACTTGATAGTTTCATTATAATTAGGTATGATATTGTTAAGCTACCTCTCTACATTTATTTGAAAATCTCTCTCACACATAATTATTCAGATACTTGGTTTAACTAAAACTTAGAAGATTGTCTTTGAGATTCTATATTCTCTAAAGCAATTACTACAGCTCTATTAATAATCTCATACATGACATCCTCAGGAAAATCTAATTCTTGTTCAGGTTTAGTGTAGTCAAACTTAGTTGGTTTCTTAACATAAGTTAGATCTACTCTATAGAACTCTGTATTATCTTCTACTCTTGGAGCATACATAGGATCCTGCATTAAAACAGGATCTACATATACTAAGAGTTTATCGTTTTCTAAAGTAGCTACTGGATTCTCTACCCAAGGTATATTATTATAAGTCTGCTTAAAAGGCTTTACTAACTCATGGCTAGTAAGTACACAGTTAGTCTAGAATTGTCCATACTTAAGTAATACACTAAGTATAGTCATTCTATTATCTTCATCATGAACATCTTCTAATGCATACTCATTATAGTCTGTATGTACAGCATGAAGGTTAACATCTGTAGCTATTAACTTCTCTATTTCAGATAAGTTAGATACAGAACCTTCCAAACCTACTCTTAATGCATTGTTACCAGTAATCTTATTACTTAAGATTTCTAACTATGCTTGATTAAGAAATAAGTCTACTTCTTCATCTAAGAATGCTGGGCATCCACCATAAGCAATACCTTCTGCATTCTTATCCAGAACTACCTTGAAAATTATATGAGAATCTTTATTAGTCATTACTTAGATTTAATTTGTTTATAACATTCATATAGCATCCATATACAATCCGCTTTTCTAGTACCTTTTAATTTGGTAAACTTCTAATTGAGGTTAAACTAAAGATTACCATACTATCCAGTTAACTCGTGTATTCTAATATTAGCTGTCTTGTAGTCATAGTAGTAGTTAATTACTTTCATCTATTTATCCAGTTGTACTATCAATGGCTCCTGCAATTGCATAGAATTATAGTCTTCTAGATACATCCATATATAACCTCCAGTTATTATAGACTTTCTATCTCCTCTTAAATTGTATATTTGGCTTCCAAAACTATTGCAAATATCTTTTTTGTATTCCCAAATTTTAATAACTTCATAGCTATAGGTTAGCTATACTATTTTCTTTGCATTCCTTTGATGCGATTTAACTCTAGAATCGTGTTGTCTTTTTCTATATTCTTCATCTTTCCACTTAGCTTTATTAGCTTCAGAGATTTTAATCTTAGTAGAGTTTTTAATTTCTCTAGCAATACTACATCCATCTCCTCCGTTAGTACAGTTGTAACCTTTATCAGGATCTGTAGAATTGTAATATCGAATCCAGAACACCTCACGATCGTTTAAACGACTTGGATCACAAGCTTCAATTATTTCAATTTGAAAATTGTTATAACCGTATTTCTATAGAGCGAATTGTAAATGATGTTTTTTAGATTTAGTAAATTTATTGGCATGAGATAGATGAGAAATAACACGTTTACGTAACGAACCTTTTGTCTGTCCTATATAAATCTTTCCATTCTATAAGTTAGTTAATTTATATATGACACTAACAGCATCTACCCCGCAGCCAGTATTTATAAATTCAGTGATTGTCATTTACTTTTGATCTCCTAAAGTATGGCTAATTTTAAATCTTGATTCTTCTTATCCTTAAGATAAGCAATTACATCTTCAAGACCATTACCAATTAAATCAGTACCAAAGTAATATTGAGCACGATTCTTTCTAATAATGTTTTTAGCAATAGCTTCTTCAATTACGAAGTTAATTTCTTTATTAGGGTTATTTACCCATTTCATCAAGAACTTAGAAGGATCAGCTTCAATAAATTCTGACAATTTAGCTTCAGCAACTTCATTAGACATAGAGTCTGATTTCATACCGTAGAGACGTAAACACTTACGCATTTCTTCAGTAGACATCTTATCCATTTCTCTATATGCTTCACGCTTAACTTTATTGAACTTATTCTGTTCTTCTGCTTCACTATCCTTATTAATCATAACATAATCAGTACCAGGTTTGATATTATTTAAACCATTTGCTACTCTCTTATGATTCTTAAGGAACAAATATTTTAATTCATCCTCAGGTCTATTAGTGTCAAGTAGTACATCTTTCCTTCCTATCTTAATAGCAAAAGTATCCCAAAATGTACTATTTGGGGATAACTATCCCTCAGGATAACCAATTTCTTTTTCTAATCTAGTTGCATCTTCTGCAGATAAACCAGTGTATAGGTTACCAGATCTAGTCCAGTAAGAGCTTACATAATCAAAACATGTAGGCCATTTAGTAATCCCAGTCCAGGGATTAGTTTTAATTATTCTAACGATTACTTCCATAATATAAAATATTAGATTATCAAGTTAGTAGGGGCCCTAAGGCCCCCTTTTGTATTATAACCGTGACTCAAATTATTGTGCGTCACATATTAATTCTCCACATGCTCTGGGGTCTCTAAGCATAATACCCATTTCACCAAGGAAGAATACAGTATAACCGTCCTTACCATTAGATCTCAGAGTATTAATAGACTTACCATAACCAGACGGAAGAACTGCACCACCAGTAGTCCAAGTTACGAATTCACGATCCTTACGAACTACCTTAACGATATTAGCTTCACCATCACGTCTACCCAGATCCAGGAATGTCATACGATATGATTCCAGCGGTTTCAAAGTAACCGGATGCAACTTACGGTTATAAGTAATATCATCGTACAGCGGGAAGTACTTCAGAGTTAACTCGATGCCATTAGTCATCTTATAAGTCTTAAACTGACCACCAAAAGTAAGGCTATCACCAGAACCAGTTACAAATACAGTATCAATCAGGTTCATGTTAACTACCTTTTCCTTCAAAATTCTATCGAATTCACGGATACCCATTTCACCAGTCAATGCAACAAACTTACGTTCGTTAGTACCAAGTACATTGTAAGACAGATCAAACAGGAAGTCTTCCAACAGTTCTGCAGTAAGATGAGTATAGTAACGTCTGTTAGACGGAGCAATCTGTTCTAACAGACCAGCACCAATAAATACCGGACGGCCGTTAGTACCCTTCAGATTACAAGAACCATCTTTATTTACATTAGATTTCATGTAAACCAACATACGTTCACATCTCTTATACCATTCACGCAGAGCTACCCATTCCTGATAATCAGCCCACAAATAAGACTTCTTACCAGTCTTAGGATCCTGCAAAGCAATTGCCATTACCGTAGAATAGGCTGAACCAGTAATATCATAGTTGATACGAATTGTAGTAAGATAATTACGCATCTTGAAATGAGTATTATAGTTCAGGATATCACCTTCTTCACTGTATTCTTCAACAGCAGAAGCCAGACGAGATACTTGGCAACCCGGTTTCAAGAGTTCTGCGGGGATATAAGAAGTAGGCTGACCATCAGCTACAAAACAAGTATATACCCACAGGTTACCGTCCTGATACGGAGCACCTGCTACACGTACTTGGAATTCCTTATCATCAAATTCCAATACAGCAGTAGGACCAAACCAGTTATCTTCTAACCACAGCATAATAGGTGTATTGCCAAGACCCGCAGTTGAATCATCTGTAATAGCTGCACCATTCCATTTTGCATCTCTAATTGTAACTGCTCTATCGGCATCAATCATTACATTCCACTCCCAGCTCGGTTGATCAATTGTCATTACATTACCAAGACCACCAGTAAGCATATCCAAAGAAGTGTTGTAACCATTATCTTTGGTACCGAATACATAGGACAACACAGTAGCAACCTGATACGGATTCTATTGTGATGCTGCAGAAATCTTAGCGGTATCAATCAAATCACTGAACCACTTACCTTTATACAGTACCAAATTATTCAGAATATTATTATCCATAAAATACTAGTAAATTAATTTTTAGTTATTATTAATTAGCACGCAATCTTCGTGCGAAGGAATTCCACATAGACTCGGTGCTAGTGTTATCCTGTTTCTTAGTCTTTCTACTTACTCCTGTTCTATTAAGACTATTCTTAAACTTGTTAATAGCTGCATTTTGACCTTTTACTTCGGCGGCTTTTACAAGTGTATCTCCTTTCATAGTAAAGTAGGCAGACTCAATTAAATTTTTTACGCTCTTAGACCAATCCTTTTGGAATTTAGTCATACCATCAGAGGTGGGCTTGAATATATATTCTAATAGTGTCTGTTTATCCTTTTCAGGAATTTTAACACCGCGAATATTATCCATGCCCTTTATTTCGTTGACAACGGTATCAAAGTACTCCTGTTGGCGTTGAGCTGCGAGCTTAGCGGCATTTTCTTGGTCTTTCAATAGCTGTTGTTTCTTATTCTCTCTTATGTCCTTAAGGGCTTCAGCAGCATCTTGAGACTCATCTTCAAGAATACCGGCTTCCTCATATTTAGTAAGTTTCTTTTCAATCTATTTAGCATTAAAACCCTTTTCTTTAAGGAATTCTTTCAATACTAACTTCTGATTACTCTCGTCTTCAAGATCGATATCATCAAGATCAATTTCATTGTCAATTGAGAAATAATCTCTCAAATTACCACCATTCTTAACAAACTTATCAAGTTGTTCAACTTCTTCGCTAGCGTATTGTGGTACTGAGTTTTCCTCAATTACATCATTAAAGTAATCAATTAAATCTTCTACAGTCTTAGGTTTGTCATCATCCTCAATATCATCCCAACCTAACTTTTCAGACAAAGAATCAAAGAAACCTGTTACTATGGTAGTTTCATCAGTAGACTCTTCTGGTTCTTCTTCCTCAACTTCAGGTTCTTCTGTTTCTTCCTTTGTAGTAGTTTTAGGTTTAGCTTTAGATTTAGATTTTACTTCTTTATCTTCTTCTTCAAGCTCTTCCTCTTTCTCTTCCTCAGTTTCAGTTTTCGTATTCTTACGAATATTATTTAACTCTTCTTCACTGAGTTCTTCTCCTACTCCTTCAAGATCAATTTTTGTTTCTTCCTCTTCCTCATTAGTAGGAGAAACAATAGGTTTATTCTTTACACTTGCTCCTGGCATGAGTTCTTCAAACACCTCAAAACCGTTCAATGTTACATTATCCATAATTATATATAATTAGATTTGTTGTATTTCTTTAAGTTCATTTATTTCATGTTTGAGTTCATCGATAGCTTCATCAATGTCCTCTTCTGATTCACTTTCTTCTATATTGTATTCCTTATCAGGTAGACAGTATCTAGATACTAATAGATCAAAGTAATATCTCAATTCTTCTTCATTGAAATATTTCTAATTGGTTAGTGCATCTAATTCTTCTCTAGTGAGATTCTTAGCATACAGCGGATCTGTCCTAGGATCGAAAGTAGAATAACAAGACTAATCTAAACCAGTATAACTACCATCATAGTAATTAAATATAGTATCAGTACAATATACTGGAGTGAATGTTTCGACATACTATTGCTGCTTTTTAGCAGCTCTAATATAGGTCTATAATTTTGTTTCAACTGATATTGGATCTACTATCATACCAATGTTTTATTATCACCAATGCTAGTAATTGGAACTGAATTAAAATCTTTCACAAACTATCTTTTACTTTTATAAGTATTAAATAGTTTTTTCATATTATCGTTATCAGAATTAAAAATCAAATCCTTTATTTGTTTCAATCCTACTTTACTATCAGGTTTCAATAGACTTTTATTTATCATATTAGTCCTAAATTCATTCATATGCGATTTAGTTTCTTCAAAGTTATGTAAGTATCTCTAAATCCAATCATACGTTTTAGGATACATAGTTTTAGTCTTCTTGGTATCTACGAATCTATTATCAAATATAGGCAAACTTAATGCTCCTGCTTTCTAATTATCATAATGACTTTTTTCATGACTTATTAAACCTGGCTATAGTTTACCATTCTTAACGTAATCAGAATTAATAAATACATAGTCAGGTATATTAGGATCGAAAGAACCATTAGCACTCATTGGTTTTATTCCGATCTACATTAAATCAGGAGAATTTTTACTTTTCGCATAATTCTATAACTATTTTGTATAAGTTTTTACATAGTTTGTACCATATTTTTTATCAAAATTAACCGCTCTTCTTAATGCATCCTCATTCTCTATAAGACGCTCGTAACTAGCGTTTCTATCTTCAATAGCCTGCTAGTATAATTTAATCCTACTATCTCTATAATTTTTTGCTTCGTCTATAGCATTGTCTATAGCTTTCTTATTTACCGTAGGTATTTCTCTTTTAGGAGTAATACCTTTGTACTTCTTTCTAAAGTTTCTAACAGTAGTAGGTACAAATGGTATCATAGTAACTGCAGCTAGTCCAGCACCTAACCAATCTCTATTCTTTACTGCATCATAAGCGTCTTTAGCCGATATAGCATCACCAATAGGAGTCATATTAGCAGCATCTTCAAGACTGAACACAGGTTTTAAACCTTCTTCTAGAGGTCTACCACTACTACTTCTACCTGTAGCTTGATAGAATCTTTCCTTCTCAGGATCACCTGTCTGACCACCATTTGCCCATGCCTAAATTGGCCCATCAGTTTTAGATTTAGTATAAGTATCATTACCTAAAAAATATGTATCATATCCCATACTACTATCTACGGTTAATCCTTTCCAATAAGTGGGATGTATACTCTTCTTAAATATTAATCCAGACTTAGGGTCTCTAGTGGGTAAATGATAAGACTAATCTTCTTCGTCCCATTGTGGCTAAGCTCCAGATTCGTACGCAGAATGCATATCATACTCAGTATCATCCGTATACTTTAAATTATCCGGTAAACTATTGCGCCAATCCCAATAGCCCTTACCGGGATTATTCTCCCGGTAAGACTTTAGGTTCTGCATTCTCTATTTAAATGCTTGTCTATCCATAATCTTTCAATTATTTCTTTCCGCCTTTACCCTTCTTAGAACTACCAGACTTCTTACCTCCACATGCCATAATTAATCTCTCCTATTATTTAATTGTTTTAAGATACTGTCTCCAATTCTTCTTATTAGCCTTATAAGTCTTTTTTCTGTCCTTAATTTTGTACTTATCAAGATCCTCAGGCTTACGTGTTTTCAGATAATCAAAGTTATCGTCATTAGCATAAGCTTCCATCTCATAAGGAATAGTATAGTAAGCACTAGATGCAGGGTATATAATTGGGTTACCTTTAATCCATTCCCACACATAAGACCAATAATAACTTATCCATCTCTTTTTATCTTTAGCTTCATAGAGATGAATATTTTCATGATTCCAAGTAGTAGGCTTAATCTGAGATTCAGGTTTTCTACTTAACAAGTAACCACACCAGCTCATTGCAGAATAACCACTAAATGGATAGTGATCCATATGCTTATACTCTACTTTATCTGCTTTTACTTTAGTGAATAACTATTTAATTATCCACCATGTTTCTTTAAACCAATTCATAATTATTTCTCTCCTGTTACTTTATTCTTGATTGCAGTTTTAGCTTTAAGTTTCTCTCTTTCAAGTGCTGCTTTGTCTTTAGCTGCCTGCAACTTCATTTCATGATCCATTCTTTCTCTTTCAAGCTGATTCTTCTTATCTTCTATCTCTTTTTTCATTTTCTGCTCTCTAATCTTAGCATTAAATTCAAATTGTTTAGAAGCTTCATCAGATGCTTGCTTACGTTCAGCTAAAGCTTGTTGAGCTATCTCTACTGGATCTGGAATTCCATTACCGTCTTGATCCATATTCTCAGCACCTCTATATGCATTAAGTTGAGCTACAGTAATCTTAGTAGCATTATCTTGATCTATCTTATATTTCTCAAGATCCATTTCTGCCTCTTTAATCATAAGCTCTTCCTCCTTAATCTCATTTTGCATCTGAATAGCTTGCTGTTCACGTTCTGCTTGAGCTTGTTCCATAGCTTGTTGTTGCTCCATACGTTTCTGCTCAATTTCCTCTAATCTAGACTTGATCATACTAACATTATCCATAGTAATGATTTCAGCTATATCAAGTAAGCTAGCTCCATTCTGCATAGCGGGTTGCATTAACTGCTTAAGTGTTTCTATATACTGTTGATTCTTAGTAGTATCTTCTATAAAGATATCAAAATCCTCATAAAGCATATCATCTGATAGTGTTAAGAATGCTCTAGTAGCATCATCTAATATATATTGTAGATGAGTTTTACTACCATCTTTCCAAGCCCATCTAGCAGTATTAAGCAACATAGTTAAGCATTCTCTCTTTACCTGATTGTGTGTCCAGAACCAAGGTTCAGTAATGTGAGCTGATTGTACTACAGAACGTTCTACATTACCTACTAATTCATTAGATGAAATAGACCCTTCTCTTTGTTTACTAACTCCAGATATCTCAGACAGCATACTTTCAATCTTATCCATAAGATTAATATACTGATCTATAGTATTAGCCATAGTAAGATCAAGAGCTGTAATCTAGTTAAACTAGCTAGGTTTACCTCCTTCTCTACCAGGTATGTCCCATCCTTCTTCATACGGATTAATAAAGTTTACTCCAAGAGCAGATAAGTAATGCATCCATTTAGATACATCTATATTCATAGATTTTGGTATCTAAGTAATGTCCATATTTACTACTTTACCTTTATCTCTAGCCATAGCAAGCTCAAGTCTATACCATAGTACAATATACATATACTGTAATGGTTTCATCATACTTACTAAACTACGAGGTCTACTGTTTGTATTATTATATACTACTCCAGTATAAGGCAATCTCTGAGAGTTAGGATTATCAGATGAAGTATATTGATATTCTAATGGTTGTATTCCTATATATAAGTCTTCACCAGCTCTATATCCTTCCCATACTTCAGTAATCCATTTCCATTCTACATTGAGTTCCATCCCTGTCTCTTTATAGCTCTCATCTACTTGATATTCTTTAGGCTCGCCTAATTCAGGATCAATTATAGTAACAAAACCTATTTTCTTAAATGATTTCCAGCAGCAGTGCCATACTTTCACACTGTTAGTACTATCAAATGGATTACTACTGAACCCATTAATAGTATGAGTCTTAATATGAGTATAATCTAAAGACGTCTTTCTTACTTCAGGATTTATACCCCCTTTAGAAGCTTGATCCATCATATCTAACAACTAATTTAGCTGTTTCTCAGACATCTTATCGTATAATCTATCATATAGTTCAGTTACAGACATATTCATTTCATAACAGCACCATTCTGCGTCATGAATGAATTCTAAGTCGGACGTTTCAGTATCATAATCAAAGTAGATAGGATTAACACGTTCGAGGCACGGTTCTCCATTTAGTATACCTACATAGTATATCTCTTCACCACCAACTAAAGCATCCTTCCAACCTTTAAAGAATTCATGAGTAATGTTTAACTTATTCTTTAAGTAATTAAGACTGTGGTATGCAGTTATTTCTGCGATATCTTTATAGTCTTTACTCATGTATTTTTGTATCTACTAAGGAGTCATTATTTCACCATTTTGCAAAGCTTCCTAGTATCTAGCTTGTTCTTCAGGACCTAATTTACTCATTATAGTAGCCTGAATATAATCTATTAAAAGCTATTTAGCTTTGTCCTGCATTTCACTAGCAGCTATATCGCTTGTACGTACTACTTTAAAATTGAATGGTCTTTTGGTTTCTTCTCCCAACAGTAAATCTATCTTAGGCTTAATTATATTATAATCCTAAGCCATTGCAGGAAAGCCATCCTGCTGTTTAAAAGGATTAGTAACATATTTCAGATCTTTTTCATTATATATACTATTATAAAGATCATAGTATGTTTGCATCTCCTCTCTGCGAGTTCTGTTATTACCATTTCTAGAACCTCCTAAACTACGACCTATAACATAGTCTATACAACTTTCTTGCCAGTCTTTTGTCTTCTTAGACATGGGAAGTTTCTATATTGGCATTTGATTAATATTATTCATAATTAAAACATATATGCTTCGATATTATCTATAGCTTCGTCGTCACGAAACCATTCTTGAGTAAATATAGGGCCTTCAAACAGCACCCTATTTCTATTCTCTTTTTTAATCTCTTTTACTTTAACATTATATAGCTATTCTCTATATATCATTACTTGGGTCAACGCCATTACACGGTCTACGTTAACTACATCATTTGCAGCTATAAGTTCCTCTAATAGCGGTTCCGACATTATATTGTATAAGTTCTTCTTGCCATCCGCATTAATATCATTAAGCCAGTCTTTTATTAGTCCCCATCCCCACTGCTTAATCTATTTATTCATATGGCAACCCTTTTTTCTATTTACTTTAGAATTACTTACTATATCATTAATTATATCTGGTTGATCAGCAAGTAAGTAGTCACAATGCTTATTAGTAAAGTAAACAAATATACCTTTATTTTGATTCTCATACATTGCTCTAGCATTATAGTATATAAGCAATTTACGTACATTTTCATAAAAGTCTTCTGCTGATTTAGGTCTACCTGTATACTCCGCTACTATTATATCTGAATACTGTTCTATAGACTATACTCTCTTATATATAAAACAAGAACCTAATGATGTAGTACTTGATTCATCATAATCATATGAGTCTATACCTGCAATATACAAACCAGCACTAGCATCTTTATTAGGATGTTCCCATATTACTATAGATCCAGTAGGGTCATCACCTATTAATGCTCCAGTAACTTCATCGCGTTTAGTCCTTAAAGGGTAATGTGTTATATCTCCAGTTTTTTTAATAACCCATTTAAGGCTACCATCAGGCTGCCATACTAAATCACCTACCTATTTATGATTCTATAATTTTTTGTTAGTTCTAAGTAATGCTAACTGTTCCTGCAATTCTTTTTTGGGAAAAATGTTACCATTAAACTCTAACATTGCTTCTGCTGGAGTAATAGGTCTTTCTGCAACGTATCTATCGATAGCTGCATTGTTGGTTGCGCTAGTTATTACTACTTGTCTCTCTGCTAATATATACTCTAAAGACTTCTTACGGTATGTATTACCATCTTCATCCATATATATACGTTTACCATTCTCATCACGTATATCTAGATTAGTATATTGAGGTACAAAGAAACCACATTTGTTAGTAGTAGCGGACTCATCCCATATGTTATCAAACCCTAAACAATTGTATCCATCAGGGTTGTAAAACATATCTTTCATAGTTTCAAATGCAGAATTATGAGTAATAATTCCATTTACAAGATAAGTATGAGTATTTCCAGCAGTTATATTATAAATAGTTTTTGCCCCTACATTTTCAATGTTTACTATTTTCTCATAATAAAATCCTCTATCTTTTTGTAAAGATTTTTGATTTTCATAGTATTTAGCGGCCTATTCTAATCTTTTCTATTTGTACTTGACTAGAAATTTTATGTTTTTATGAAAATTAATAATGCTATCCCTATCATGAATATCTAAAGAGTAATATACACTGTTCTAATTTTCACAAACACTATTTCTAGATGGTTTTTTATTTACTTTATAAATATAACCCCTTATTCCTAATTTCTATAAAAGATATAACACCTATTTTAATAGTTCTTCACTACTCTATGTAAGGTTTATTATAGTAGAATACTTATTACGTTTTTTATAATATGTTGTGGAAACACAACCATCAGTATCATATAATCCTCCTAAAAGTTCAGTTATACTACTTTTATCACAGGTGTTAATAATTTCTGGTAATCGTTTATTTGTTTTTGTTTGTCCAGATATACCTAATTTGTTTATATCATATTTAGCTTTACGAACTCTTAATTCTTTTAATATTCTACCGTCTTTAGTAGTATAACTACCAGTTGTAACACATGGGTATAAGTTTTCAATGAACGATTGAATTTCAACATCACATGAAGTTAGTCTAACAGAAGAATTATTCATGTAAGAACCATCCCCAATAAATATACCTATTGCTCTAGCATTATTAATAGAATCCTATCCAAAGTATGGTATACTTTTTGCTATTGCTACATAATTACCTATTACTAATTCTTGTGCCTAATGCCAATCGAATTTTAAACAATCGTTGTAATCTTTTTCATTACTGCTAAGAATAGGATGATCTATACTACACTCAATTGTTCTTCCTGAGTTAGTAGTAAGCTTAATGCATTCTTTTTTGCTAGGTATATTTATAAAATTAATAGGTTCCTCAGTGACTATTTTATTATTATTGTCATATCCTACTAACTTATCCTTTTTGGTAATATCTTTTATAGATAATTGTCTACCGTCACTAGTATATACTAGATTGTCTTCTGTAATACAGCCTTCATCACCACCAGTACCCCATACAATCATAGTACCAAAGGCTATACCATCTACTTCTACAGAAGGTCTAGCGATTTGCCATGCTGCTCCTAATTCAGAGAAAGAACCACCCTCTTCAAACATAATAAGATTAGCTTTCTTACCACGTACTACATCAGGATTATCTTTCAAAGTAACACCTATAATTTCCGACTTATAACCTAATTCTATAATGTTACCGTAATCATCTTTAGTATAGAATCCCGCGCGCCTACGCATCTAAGTATTAACTGATCGCTTCTTACCCCACGCTGTATTCTTGTCTATAAAGTCCATATAGTCCCAAGCTTTAGTAAGAATACCATCGTCTGTCAAATACTATTTATTTGATGCATATATGAAAGTTTTAGAGTATGGTATTAGATAGAAGTTACGGCATGCCATAGAACCACCTTTATAACTGTTATGCGTAACTACAAAGTCTCTAGTAATATACATCATATTATCATGATCTACTCTAATACATCGTTGTTTCTCTTTATAGCCCAGATTACGAATTGACTTTATACCTATAGCATTATAATTGTATCTTCTATTATCTCGTATATTAACTAGTTTTCTATCTAAACGGAATATGGGTTCTTGCGTGGTTATAGTTATACACCAGTGAGGTAGAGTATTAGAACGGTGTCCGTTACCAAAATCAACATCGGTTCTCCCTTCAATAATATTTGATTTCTTACAACGTATACCTAGGCTTCTACATAACCATACTACATCATCAATTAATTTTTCAGATGTACTTACAAAAGTACAAGCTCCGTTAGAAGAACTGGAACCATCTGTATCCATTAACCCTTGAAGTAGAGTAAATCTATCTTTTACTTCAGCGTATTTATAATCATCCGGTATGAATTTATTCTAAGCCTTTACTCTGACTCCATACTGCTTTAGAGTTCTACCTAACTCGTGCGTTTTTGCTTTCGTTAGAATAACATATTTAAACGGATCCCCAGTCGGTTTGATAATATAATTAGGAAGTAATCTTTGCATCTCCTCAACTATAAAATCATCCTCAGTAGAGAACATAATCTATGACCCACATATATACCCATCTCCTAACAGCACCCCCATTACATATGGGTCTACTTTTGGGGTAGTCTAATTAAAGTGTAATGGATTATTAGTAGGAAGTTTATATGGATAAAAATATTTACCAGGGCTACCTTGCTATAGTTTTCTTTTAGAATACTCTTTAGTAGTCATAATGTGTAGTTTCCCTCTAGTAGAATTGATAGTAGACCATAGATGATTTTCACCGCATCTAACCTTCCTGCCATCTTGTAGTTCTACTTCCCATACGTCTTGCTCTCCTTGCTCTATAACTTCTATTACTTTACACGGATCACCCGATGGATTCATTACTAAATCACCTACTTTTAAAGACCCCATAGAGACAAAACCAGTAGGAGTTAGTACCGGCTCAGAATAAGGCTGTTCAAAACCTTTACGTCTAGACTTGAGTAGACATAAATGCTTACCCTACTCTTGGGCTTCCTATACTGCATTAAAATAGTAATAGTCATAGTCCCAGAAGTCAGGGAAAGTTACTTCATTCACACGTTTTACTTTAGTATTGCCTAACTCATCTGTAGTAATATGATTAACTATACGAGATATAGGACAATAGTTTAAATAAAAATAGTTATACCCGCTAATGAAATCTCCATCATCAGCAGTATAACCATCTACGCATCTTTTACTTTCCTCATCCCAGAACTTAAAATATTCTGAAGTAGATTCAGGAAAATTACAATAACTACCGGTATTAATAAAATTTAATGCGGCCTAGCGAAATTTGTTTGAATTTATAATTTTCTTATTAAAGTCTACCATATTATATATTTAAAAGGGGCGCGTTTCACAACGAACCCCTTCTATTCAGATAATAATTTATAACTTAAATTCTTTTAATTACGAAAAATTTATTGGGGAAATTTCTGTAGCTGTAACCTAGTTTCTTGAGCTATGGTTTTATACGCCGTATGTTTAGTACTCCCCACCTGGGCTAACATTACCCCAGACTACCTGTTCACGATAACTACCTATCCAACAAGTTTCCTTCTGCTATTATAGTTTCAAAGGACTAGTATTTTTTAAGCAGTCTGCTTGCAGTCAGACTGCATTAATTCTTTCTTCCAAATATAACCTTTACATGTTTTAGCTCTACCATTACAAGCTCTCTGTATAGATTTATAGTCAGTGTTTACTGCCTTAGCCGCATTGTGCATTCCCATATAAGTAGCTACTAATGTATCATCTAAAGTATACTGGTAAACTAAATACTTAGTAGATGCCACTCTTAGTTTTTCTTTTTGCTCTTCAGACATCTTTTTACCTTTATTCAATCCAACCATACCTTTAATCCAGTTAGAATTACCAAAATATACTCTATTACGTTTATGTCTCTTAACTAAAGTAGATTTATTCTTTTCATACTCTTCTAACCATAATGGAATGTTAGACTTTTTATCTTCTAATTCTTCTTTAGTATATGCTGCAATGAAATTATTACAAAACGGATGGATGTAATTATTATTGCATAGTCTGCCTATATTAGAACGACTCAGGCCTGTAATAGTTGCTGCATCCTTGATAGTCCAAGCATATATATAATACCTATCAATAAAATTATATAAATGTACACGCTTACCGAATGTACCGTTTGCTACTAATTTTTTAGTATTTTCAGATACTTTCTTTTTTTGTTCTTCTGTCATTTTAAGACCCAGTACTCCAAAATCTCCTCCTTTAGTGCAATTATATCCTTCTGTGTAAGCATTGTATTTTTCAATATACTCTATTTCTAACTTATCTAATATTTGAATTAATTCTAAATTAGAAACATTTGGATCTGGAATAAATGACTCTAATATATCTACAGTAAAGTTATGAAAACCGTACTTATTTATTGCTCTATAAATTGGTAAATCTAATTTTCCATTTTTGGCATTTCGCATATGATCTTTTAGTCTTGATCTTAGTTTAACACTTTGACCAATATAACATTTACCATTCACATTATTTTTGATTATATATATACCAGCTAATTTTGGATCTATATCTCTATATGTCATATCTGCAAGTTTTATATGAATATTAGTTGGGGCGGCAGGGCTCGAACCCGCACATCACAGAGGTTTAGAATCTCCGGTACTACCAATTATACTACGCCCCAATAATACGTGGATATTCTTACCCTCCACGTAAGGGTTCTGATGGTTTAGAACCAAGATTTAATTCTTTGCCATAATGACTTCTTTACAGGTTTGTTCAAATATTCAGAAGCTTCTTCAATCTGTCTAAATACTTCGTCTGTATCCTTAGTCAAATCTATAGTAATTGTAAATTTCTTATTCATAATATTTTCATTTATACATTATAACGTGTTGTTAATATTTAGTTATATTTTAATGTATTATTTCGCCAACTCATATGGATTTACTTTAGCGTCACCTTTAACTTTACCTATAGCTAATTCTTCAGCTTTAACCATTGTTTCTAGTGAATCAATACTCTTAAGTACTCCACCAACGGAAGTCATGCCAGCTAATAAGTCCTTAATCTTCTTTTCATCTAAAGTATCGTCTAATGACTCTTTATAGTACTTACTCACACTATCTAACTTTAGACGCATATTGTTTAACATTTGTAGAGCTCTAGTATTAAGTAAGGTTTTATATTCATCTTCACAAATCAATTCTTCTGCCGTCAATTTGTAATTCTCATCATCGAATATTTCCTTTTTCAGTTTAAGTTCTCTACTGTCTTCATCCATACTTTGTACATAAGGACTATCCCATTTATTCATAAGTACAATGTAACTTATTACTTTGGTAGCATGCTCCTTATTAGGTTTATCTGCATCCCACACTCTTCTAAAGCATGGGATGCCTATAGCATCTGGGTGTATTTTTACTTTACCTCCAATAAGATCAAATAGTTTCATTTGTAAGAACTTGTTTGTTATCTTCTTTGTTCCATCTTATAAGATCGTCTTTAGCAAAAGCATCAGAACAGACTATCGGCTTTAGATTCCACTTACTACTTATAGTATCATATTTACTTAATATAAGTACAATGTCTCCTAGTTTATAGTCTATTACTTCTTCTTCTGTTATTATTTGACCATCCTACTATGCTATATATATAGTTCTACATTCAAAGTTATCAGATATATTTTTAATGCTATTGGTATCTACTTTATATAAAATAGCATTACCGTATTGATCTATCAATAATTTATCCATATCAGCAATCACACTTTACAGTTTCACAATCACAACCACAATCACAATCAATATCACAAGAAGTAGCTTTCTTTTTTTCTTCTTGCCCCTTTTCTAGCAATCTGTTATAGTGATTCTTTACTTCATCATTCTCAATAAAGATGTACTCTGCATCACTTTCTTTATCTATAGGATACAATTTTATTACCATAGTACCTTTAGTAACACTCCTTCTCTCTTTAGAACCATCTTTCTTTGTATAGATCCACTCTCCATCTTCAGGAATATACCACGTATAGTCTACATAAAAATGATTTAGTAAGCTAACATTTTCTACTTCTTTATCGTAACTAATAACGGTGCCTCTATCTACTGAACAAATATACTTAACCATAATAATCAATCAATTAAATAACCTAAATAATATTCTTTCTATAATCTCGCTATAATTTCCTTAGCACGTCCCATTGGTACATTCGGATTCACATAATCTGGTTTTATTTGATAATTCTGTATTATCTGCTAAAACTTCTCTATCTCCTCCTGTATGCTCTACTTTTTTATATTCTTCATACTTCTTAAATAGCATGTCACACATTGCATTTACCTGATCGGCTCTACTAGGTTCTGCACTACTCTTCCCATTATCTACTATAGTAGTAGTAATACTGTCAATTACATCATTTGTGAAATCTTCATAAGTAATTACGCCTTCATTAATTAATTCATCTACTTTGTTATATAGGCGCTTCATTTCCTTACTAAATGAACCATAGAGTGGTTTATTGTTTTCCACTTCTAATTTCCACATCATTTTACTTTCTTCAATTGTCATATTCTTTGTTTTTTAACTCATTACAGATAGTATTACTTATATTTCCTGCAGCCCATCCTACTAAGTAGGCATACGCTTCATTACCGTCTTTAAAGTCTTGTGTATATAAACCTAATTGTTCACAAAAGTAATCTGCAACATGTACTGCTTCATGGGGAATCATATCTGGAGTAATATCTTCTGTATTAGTAACAGCTATCACTATTACTCCGTATTTATTATCACTCTTACGTATTACTTTACAAGTAACCATTCCTCCATCATATTTATCTATTTCTTGTAATAACTTATTGTATTCACTTCCATCATTATTACCGTATACATCAAGAAATATAAAATATTTATCTAAATCCTCAATATTAGTACTTACAAATAATAGTCTAGGGTATATCTCAGGACTATAAACATCATACGGTTTCTTTTTCATATCTTTTCTTTAATTTGAATTTACCTAAGTAAGAGAATCTAACTGGTTTAGGATCTAAGTTAGAGATGATACTATTAGTAAACCTAAATGGGCTGTTACATATTACTTCTATAATAGGGTATGGTATGTTATACTTGTTGCTTAGCTCAGTATATATACTCACTTGATTCCTCATTTAAATCTATCTTTTTGTAATACTTACATTCTTCTAAAGTAGAATAATCATTAAATGTATTAGGTCTTACTATATTGATTATAGCCTTAATATCTTCCCAAGTTCTATCATTTACGCAATTATCATAAACAGATTGTAGTTTGTGTATCTCCTGTTTACTGTACTTGCGTATAGGAGTATATGCAATAAAATTATACTCATCTATCGTAAGTAGCTCTATATTAGTAGGAATGATCTCAAACTTATTATAAGGCAGATCCTTTTTCTTTAATTTATTCCATAATCTGGTAAATATGTTATATTCTTTCCAACATAATATAGTACCAGGTCTTACTATTGTTGTTTTAATCTTCATCTTTATTTACTCTTAATATTATAGTAATCTGTACTCTATCGCCGATTATTTCAGGTATAAGCGCCTTATTTACTACAACTTCATTTTCAATCTTACCTTTAACTAATATACCTTGATTCTTAAACTTAGTTATGTATCTACTGAGATTGTCAGGAGTAATACCTAATACTTTTCTAATATACTTCCTATTTTCAGTAGATATTACATTCTTACTTATGTTAGGGAGCTTAGGAGTGTTAATATCTATTGCTATGAACGTAGCCAGTAACTCTAGCTCCCTATCAGTAAGATCAAGTATACCATTAAGGCTCTTTAAGAATTCTGTATTTAAATCGGCTTTGCTTACGCTTTTTACCAATTTATTCATTTGTTAACGTATCCTTAATTTTATTTAAAACCTTATTTAAGTTATAATACACAGTCTCAGCTTCTAACTTAACACAAGGCTGTATTTCGCCTTTATTTGCTCTTTCATTAGTCTCTTTTAAGTTACTTTCGTATTTCTTAAGTAAGTCATCAATGAGCTCTAAAGTAGCATCTACATTATACTTACTTTCATCATCAACACTTAAAAGGTAACCTTCTTCACATAAGTAATCCGCAGTATCATAATCTAAAGACATCATTCTAGTATAATTATCTTCACTAACGTTAAATGACACTAAACCTGTTTCATCTTCTGCTAATACATCACCTTTCTTAGCAGAACCAAATTCCTTAATTACTTTGTAGCTCATAATATTTATTTTAAATGTTTATGTATCTATAAACGGTAGATTAAATAAATGTTAAAATCTGTTAACATTTATTAACATTTATTATCTATATAATAAAAAACCCTGACTAACGCCAGGGTTCATTCTAACAATGAGTTATAATTTTAAATCATATTTGATACAGCAATTATATCATATGGTTTGACTAATTGACTATCCTTAAACAAATCAAAGTCCTTAGCAAACTTTTTATTATAAACAATAGTATCTCCTACTTTATATTCACATTCTGTTAAGCATGTAGGAACTTTCAGTACTACACCTGTTGAATACTCAGACTCTACCTCCTTAGTTTCAGTTTGCGTATCATACTTATTGAAACCATCTTCATCAACTTCACCTGTAGGGATCTGCTCTGTAATCTCTTTAGTAACCATGACAGGTGCTAGAGGTTTAACCAACACATCCTTCAACATTGTATACTTAATTCCATTTACTACTGTTTCTAGTATTTTATCTTCCATAATATTCTATATTTAATACTCAAATAACGTATTATTTCTTATTTTGTTTCTCTAATATTAATATATTTCCGCCATTAGAACAACAATAACGTCTAGCTAAAGTAGGGCAGTTTCTATTTAAGAAATAACAGCCATCGCAACTACCTATTGGATTAGACTCTATTATAAACTATTTGTTGTCTATTGTTACTGGTATTCTATCTCTTACTATCTTTGCTAATTCCTAATCATTTAATGTCATAGTCCTTTCCTTTTCCGTGTTTATCTAAGTAAAGCATAGCTATTGCATTCCAAGCTACAGCAGCTAAGTGGTTTACTTTAGTCTCATCATCAACCTTATTACCTTTCTCATACTCAAGTAAGTGCCTTAACATAGCCGCTTTATAACGGTGGTAACCATTTTCTAAGTTCTGCCAATTATTATCACCATACTTAATAGAACCAGCAGTATAGAGCTTTACTATATCTTCGATCTCTTCTAAAGGTAGTAAATCCCAACGCAGCTTACCATCTTGGTAATCATTCTTCTTTCCTTCTTTCATTGTTTATCTCTTTTAAGTATAAATCCTTGAGTACACAATGACGTAATCCTAGAAGGGCAATAACAATTATATAAATCACATCCTTGACACATACCTTTTACTTCATTCTCTACTAGAGTATAAGGTTTATTACCAAAATATACTTTCTTACCTAAGTAAGCTACTTCTCTAACTTGTTTATGTTTCATAGTAATTATATTTGTGATTATCTAAAGTAGGAGTAATTAATATTATATCACTTTACTTAACTAGACACTATTATTAGTTTACCCCTCTTACTCCCCATATAACGTCTAATATGATGTATTAGTTACTATTTCTTTAACATTTATTAACATTATTTATAGTTATTTAACGCTATTAAGTTCAATGTTTTTAACATTCATTAACGATTTTAACTTATCAGCCAACTTTCTAGCATCTGGATGAGCTGCACCACTACAACGTAGCTTAAAGAACCCTTCCCAATCGCTCTCAAAGCCTGTCATTACTAATTCTGTCTTAGTTGCATTAGGTAGTACTCCACGAGCTTCTTGAGGCTTTAAACCTTTGTTTATTAGCAGTCTGTATTGCGTTCCTGCATTGTTCAAACACCATAAAAAGTTATCTGCTACACCATTATCTGAAGGTAATTGGATTTTCATATTATCAATATCACACCAATCTCCATCCCAGTAAGTATAATCGCCGGTAGGTATATTTAACCAAGTAGGTTTAATAAAAGTAAGCTCATTATTAAATTTATCCTTATTATAGTTACAATATCTTTGAGACTCCTGTGCAAAACTGAATACTCTATGTCTAACAAACTCATGACTTACTCCTCTATCACATATGAATTTGACTGTAATACGCTTCTCGTGGGAAGGTGTAGGATCACATTGATATTTTAAATCATCAAGCCATTTATTTTCTACTAGTACTCGATAATTTGTAGTTATATAAGCCCTACCGTTAATACCATCTACACTTATCTTTTTTACTCTAGAATAAGGATTTATTTCGTATTTTCTTACTTCTGGAGAAGTGGCTGTTATAGTTAAATATACAGTGCCGTGCTCTAACATAGCTCCATGACCAAGCTTAATCATACGATCTACAAACTCTTTAGCGCTATCTTCTGTTATATTATCCTGGCTATGATAGCAAGTTCTACCTGCTAATTCTATCATCTTATAAGGATCTTTTTCCTCAATAATCTGTACACTGGATTCTATTAATTTCATATTAGTTTAAAATTTCTATAGCTGTTATTTTTACTTGGCGCATATATACATGCCCTTCATATTCTTGTAGTCCTTGTTGTACCATATAGTACTGATCGTCTATCTTTACTATCTCAGACCATCCGTCATCTGCAGGGCCTATATATGTAGATCTATTATACATTTCTGCAGATTTATCAAACGGAATAGTATCACCTATTATTTCGTATTCTATATTCATACTATTTCTTTTTAGTAGTTTTTCTTATATATGTAATAAATCTTATATGTGGAACTCCTAGTTTAGATAGTTTCTTATATGTAATATAAACTGAGGATGTGTAGTTTAACAGGTTATATGAATATTTAAACATATTAACCATGCATACTATTATTTGTTTATTTTCTGATAGTCTAGTAATAGATAAGTGACGCTGTTTAAATCTAAACATGAAGTGGTAAGTACTATGGATTATATTTTCTACTTGTTTTGTGTTAGTATTATATACCCAGTAGTGAACCCCATTCCAATTATATTGATTAGCTATTAATATACGTGTAACATCTTTAGTACGCACTTTCAATACTAAAAACTTAGTATTATCAATCTGTATTTCTTGTTGCCTATTTAGATTATCTATCATAGGCTCAATATGTTCTATATAATAATCTATGCTATGTTTCATATTACTAATAACGCAAATATTAAGAATAATTACAGATATTTAACATAATTTAAAAAAATATTTTATAAAAATTTTTTGAGAACATAATATATCTGCGTGTGTGGAGTAGCAAAGATTCACTCCCCTCTATTAAGTATCGGCAGGGAACACCCCTATGCTAATCTGGTGTTGGCGTTCCCTTTTATCGTGTATTGTGTAATTCTTAAAATTGTGTAGTTATGAAATGTAATGTAACAAGTTTTGTTAAGGTTGAGAGAGAAAACGAAATGCCGTACTTTATCATTAAAGCAACGGGAGTTGAGGGTGACGAGAGCGCAAACGTAGTAGACGAAGACGGGTGTATTAATCCATTCGCCATGATGTCAAGGCGTTTCAACTTTACAAAAACACTTTTTCCGTCAACGGACAAACAAGTAGAGCAACTCGAAAAACTCTATGAGGTGGATAAAGATGGGAAAGTGGTTAAGGGTGCGCCTATACGGTTAATGTCGGTTTCTTGGGCAACGGGTACGGAGTTCTATATTAAAAAAGAGGGTTCCGTTACGGGAGTCTATGAAACAGAGGAGGAAGTAACGGAAAAGGTAGTGCGTAATGGCAAGACCATTGAAGTGACTAAAACCAAGTATATACCGAAAGTGTTTAAAAGTGTTAATTTAACACTGTTTGAAAATGCTGACGGCACATGTGCTGAGAACGGTGGAAACGCTGATGCTTTATGCAAAAGGACTTTTGAGAGGGGGCTTGAATCAGGTGCCTATATTCCATGCGAAATCGCAACCGACATTGCCGAGGTAATCGCTTAATATATGGCGGTTCTATCCAACAAACACTGCCTACGACCATGTAGGCTTTGTTTGCTTTGCAAACCAACATTTATTATCAACATAACAACTTTGCCTATGTATTCATTAATACACGGACTAATAAACATTGTATCTACCCTATTTTGTTATTACATTATAGGAGGGATTAATGGTGTAATCTTTTATCTCACCTTTAATGTGTTTCACATTCTATATCTTACTTTAAGATTAGATGATGAGTAAAAGAACAAATTAGAACAAGAGAATAGCATAGCAAAAATAATGCGCTTGTTCTACAAACTCTACATATATAATCAAAATATGGAATTATAAATCATTTAAAGCATTATAGCATATATGAAGAACAGATTAGTACTATGCTTCGATGACAAGAGATTTGGACAGAAGACATTCTATCTGTGTGATACAGAGGAAGAAGCATCGAAGACAGCAGTGATAGCTAAAGAACGCTACAACAGAGTAGAGATAGTTGCAGTTCCTAACAGTCTCCAACCATAAAACAGAAAGCCAGCGCTGTAAAGACTGGCACGATATCAGTTACTAATAATTAAAAAAACTCAATAACTTCCCAAGACATTGAGGGCACCAGTTTCTTATGTAAATCTAAAGGTTGTGGACTATCCACGTAAATACTTAGCTAATCCAAGCCAGATTAGAGAATTCCTTTAGTCTTAAGTTTTAGGTGTAAAATGCAATTTAATCATTAACTAAATAAATAATCATATGGATAGAGACACAAAATTAGGTATGTTATCAGTAGTAATCACAATGATAGTATTATATCTATCTATATGGTTATTTAACTAAGATATACAGATTTATTCGCAAAGTAATTATTCTATGAAATGCAAATTATCCTCATATGTTGTGAAACATAATTTAACCACGTTAAAGTATAATAATATAAGTTAGGTATGCCCTTATAAAGACTTAGGTAGCGCTAAGGACTATATTATTATACTTCTCTTCTTAAACCACCGATGATACGTGACAAGTCGTATATGGGATGAGTGTGAGTCAAGAAAGACATAATCCTATTTACTATGCACAAGTAAAGACAGATTATGAATCCACGTGGTAGATGCAGTTGTAGGTTCCAACTGGTGCACATCTTATTAGAGACAGCAACCAAGCTCGAAGTAAGCAGAGCGAAGATAGAAAGCTATACCTCGATAAGCTTAATGAGGTGCTTAACAGTCTGACACTAACTGAACAATAAGTGTTAATGCTTTAGATATCTAACTATTATTGCAACCCAATGCAGTATGAAAACTCGTGTATGATGTATATCTCTCTAATTGGGGCGTTACGACGTTCTAGAAACGTAGTATGAAGGCGCAGAGGCGTTAGAACTAAAGTATTTTTTTAATAGAGTAAGAGAAAAAACTAGCATATAGATAGGATAATGCGCTTACTCTATTACTTTTATTGCATTAACTAACAGATAAATAATATCAAATTATGAAGAAAATAACTTGTATTCAGCAGTATGTAATAGATAATCTTATTGAAGATGAGATATTATCTACAAACAGTCTATTAAGTGCAGTTTCTAAAGTATGTTCGGAGGAACAGTTTAATAACATACTATCTATTCTTATTGAAACACCTATTCCTTGTACAGACGTACCTAAATTGGAGCGTAAGGAAGACTCAGGAAATAAAACAAACTTAGTAAGAATGAGTATGTTTATACCTGGAGAAACTAACACTTCAGCTAAACTAGACATAATAAAAATACTAAAAAACAATTCAACTTTAGTCTTAACCAAACTAAAGAATATGTAGATAGTTGTATAGGAAGATATAATATATTTCCTAAAGTTATTACACAAAAAGATATAGATACTATTATCGAAAAATTAAAACCTTATGATATAGCTATATCTACAGTTAGATTTTATTAATAAGTTAATGCAGTAAATATTACTGCATCTTTAAGGTGAGAATCCTTAACAATCCTGTGGGGCTTATATCTATCAAAAGAACTTACAGCAGCTTTTATATTAGCTTAGCTGGACTTTATGATAGTATTAGTGCAGACGTTAAAATCAGGAACAACTATATTAAAATCAACAATAATGACAAATACTCAGGAATTAGCAAATTATATTGATTTAATATAGTCAAGTTTAATCGTCCTTAAATTTACAATATCAGCCATTTGTTTATTTAATCATTGTTCGTTCTTAATTATACAGATTGATTAATTAAGCATAACAGTAAGCGTACTGTTGTCAGTATATTTATATGTGAATATAGATATACTGATTGCACTCATATAGCTGGCCTTCACGTGGCGAGTGTGTTAAGTAGTAGGTCTAAAAAATCTTCCAGTTTTACCTACGAAAACTAACAGCTACCTTTGCCCAGATGTTGAAACTGGTAGACAATCCACACTTAAACTGTGGTGACCATTTGGTCGTGCGGGTTCGATTCCCGCTCTGGGTACATTAGTAATTAACATTAAAATCAATTTTATGGTAAAAATCGTTAAACATTATGAACTTAATAGAATTAGTAGAATACTAATAGTAGCAATAATAACATACATTATTGGTAATCTAGTTATAAAGGAATATGAGAAATCTAAGACTGTATATAATTTTGTAGATTTACAAATGAAGTACAAAAATTATATATTAGTTAATAAAGAGAGAAGTATTACTAATGATGAAGAGTATAAGTTCACATTGCGTAATCCTATTACAAATCAAAATAGTACTGTATATGTAAAATACTATTTATATCATCATGTATATTTTGTTGGAGATACTATAAAGTAACATTTTAATCAATAAAAGTATGAAAAGAGAAGAAATTAAATCTTACAAAGATGCTTGTAAAGTAATAGGTAGAAAGCCTAGAACTTATAAGGATAAGCATTTAAATTTGTATGAACAGCTTAGTACAATTATAGCTGCTCTAAATTTCATTAGTAACGGTAATAAACCTTGGATACCTAAGTTCGATTATTATTATATCTATTCTTGGTTGTATAGAAAAGATGGATATAATAAATCTGCGGGTTTGTTCGCTTTGCTTTCTCACGATGGGTTGGACTTTTCCACTGCTGCTGTCGGGACTTCTCTGAAGATAAAAGAAAGAGAGGATGGAAATTACATAATAGAAAACTTTAAAGAACTACTCCAAGATTGGTTTTGGGGAGATTAATTACTAATTTTAAAACATTATCAAAATGGAAAATGATTTGATGGCGAGACCTAAACCGCCAAGAATAATAGTTTGGGTAGTATTAATAACTCTTGCCTTAATAGGCATGATGGGAGCAATAATTTACGCAGAGCGTGAAAACATTGCTAATTTCTTAAATGGTGTGAACCAAAAAGAAGTACAAGAAGATCCTCAAGTTATTATTGAGGAACCTGTAACAACAATACAGGATATTCTCGATATGAGAGAGCAAATGAGAGAAGATAGAAGGATTGATAGTGTATTTTTAGCTATGCCAAAGGTAGTATTAATTGATATTTTGATGCAACATGGTACATCGTTGTCTATAAAAGACATAATTTACATATATGAATCAAACACATCAACGTACAACACAGTGTTATCTGGAGCAAGAGCTCAAAAATATCTTGATGACTCTATACAAACTCATGTTATATCAACGGTTGTAAATGACTCTATTCAGAATTAAAACCAAACCTTCTTTCTGTTTTAAATGAATATTAGAGTCTAGTATACTCAGTCTGTGAAGATAGAGTATACGTCCTCAGAAAATGACAAGCATGTGGGGCGTAAGTATATACAGCAAGGTTATCGTTTATCCTCATTTATACAGGTTAATTGCGCAACTGTAAAAAACGGGATTGATAGAATAGATGGTATATATGATCGTGCGGACGTTAAAATCATGTACTCCAATAAGATTTAGTTTGACAGCTATTTCTGCTTATGAGTTAAAACTATAGTGAGAGTCATAGTAAGTAACGATTGTGGTCGTTTATCTTTGTCTTATAACAAATGCTATAAACTATGTTGGCACTAACTTAATTAAATCCTGAGTGTCCAGGCGTCATTATTAACAATTTAAATTTTTTAGAAACATGAAAAAGATTGGAAAATTTTTATTTGTAGAGCAATGCTTTACAGATACTGAAGAAACAAAACCTTGTATTATTCACATTGATGCAATTGACAGTATAACATGCAGCAATACCAGTAAACTCGGAGAAGTTGTAGTAATAGAAACAGATAATACAAAAATTCTCTGCAACGATCCAGAGAATTTCTTTACTAAGTTTGAGAATCTAATTTCAGATGAAGAAGAATGGTAGTCAATAAAGTAAAAGAGGGCCGTAAATTAACTGAAATAAAGTTCAATAACGACCATTATCTCGCAAATCTATTAGCTACTACTAAAATACTTGGTATTCCATTAGGACAAGCTAAAAAGCTGTGTAAAGCAGTACCAGGTAAAAGAGTAGAAGTTAATCCATCTATTGAGATTATTAGTAAATTAAATACTGATAAACTATTTGAAGAATTAGAGGAGTATGAGATAGAAGTATCTATCAGTATTCCTAGTAAATAACTTATCAAAAGTAAAACATGAAAGCAATTGTTATTTCATTTGAAGGAGCTATAAAAGACGATAATATCTTTGCATCATTATTAGCTTCTTTTGTAGAGAAACATGTAAACACTGAATCTGTAAATATCCATATTTTATCAGATATAGATGTAACAAATGCGCTAATAGCTAAGTGCTTAATTCCATCTGCTATAACAGTAGACAGACCATCTAATCCGCAAATACCAGTGGTAGAAGATTTCTGTAAGAAGATTGTTTCATCTATTGGTTCACCCGCACTTAAAACACGAGAATTGTTAAACTCAGAGCTATGTAAGTTCTTAGTACAACAAAATCGTGAAGTTATTAGTGTTCCAGTAAGTATTATTGCTAAAGTAAATACTACTGCAGCATATTATGAACATCGTAAGGTACTAAAGGAATACGGTTTATCCGCATTACCTGAGTTATTACGAGATATTAATCCTCTATTTAAATTTTACTAGTATGGCAAAGAAGAATAATGAAGAACCTCCAAAGGAATTCAAAAAGAAGCCAAAACATAAGAAAATGGAGCCTTATAATCGTAAGAAAGCATGGAAGTAAACAATGATTGTCCTACACTTGATAATCACATCAACTGTAGTGAATGTACTCATGAGTGTAAACTCAGAATACAACTAAAGAATAGTAAAGAAGTAGAGACCCCGCCAGAGTCTCTACTCAATACTATATATTACTAATTTAAATTGTTAGTAAAATGGTGGATTCAGTCAACCTAAAGAACTATTTATAACCAAATCCCTAATGGAAGTTTAGCAGTTGCTAGACTGCTATTCAAGAGTACAACGGACTATACAACGGTCAACCATTTATTGGTCAGTGATGAAGGAAACGGGTTACCTATGAATAAGAGATACAAATAAATAGGATAGTTCTTTTTAATCATTACTTAAATTTATCAAAAAAATATGAGTAAAACAAAACGTATAAAAGCTCTAAAAGAATTTATAGAGCTAGAAAAATTAAACAAAAATCCAGTACAAGAATATATTGACTGGGCTAAAGAGGAAATAGCTAAACTTGAAGCATACTTAAAAAAAGAGCATCAAAGAGTAACTAATTACCTTATTCTTACATCTATAAATCGTAAGAAACGAGAGACAGCTTATGAAAATCGTAAGCTGATAAAAGCAGGTGAAAGAGAAAGTTATCGTCAACGTAAAATTCGATTAAATCGAGAGCGTAGACAAGCACTTAAAACTGCTTAAGATGTCATATTATATGACTAACATAGTTATTACTCCTACTCTATACGAGGAGAAAAGATTAGAAGCTATATCATACTTTAGTAGATGTAGTAGAGAATCAGCACTAAGAATCCACAAAAAGAACAAATATAAAGATATTAAATTAAGACTAAATGTTATAGCAGTAGCTATAATAGAGGCTAAAAAGAGATATTTTAGTGATTGTTCTTTCATTAAGATTATATTATAGTGTTAAATAAATTTTATTGTTAAATCAATTAAACTGTATTCAAAATGGCAGAAGTAAAGAAAATGAACATCCTTATGGAGGATGTAAACGGAGAAAACATCCAGGATGTAATCGCTAACTCAAGTAAGGTAACTGAAGAAATTGCTGAAGAAGCAGCAAAGAAAATTGCTGAACGACGCAAGGAAAAGTTAACGAGAGACCTGGTTAATGTTGTTCAAAAGAGTGAATATACAGTATCATCTGCGGTATTGCAAGTAAGACGCTCTAATAGAACAAACCAACGTATCAAACAGTATCTAAAAGATCTTGCTGCACTGAAGGAAGATGTTGTGAACGGAAATAAGCCGGTGTCCGCATGGGAAGAAGAAGCTCGCAACTTAAAGAAGCAGTACGACAAAGATCTTATCGAGATTGGAAAAGATATCGATAAGTCCTTAAGTGAACTTAACGAATTGTTCCCAGACTCGTGGAACTGGAGATACAATGAATTAGTTCCTGGTATTAACAAGTAACTAATTCAAAACAAATAAAAGAGGTTCCAAGCTTAGAATCTTTGAATCAATAGCTTTAGTATGTGAGTCGGGATCGTTCTTTTGAACTCATAGGGCCTGAGGCATACAAGGACCTGAATTAACAGGTCTCATACAGAATTTTAAATCAGTTATGGGGAACTACCGTGAACTACTGATCATAAGTCTGAGATCGCGACAATAAGATTGTCCTCTAGAAATAGAGAAACGCCTTAGTCGTGACATCAAGTTTAGACTGAATAATATGAATCTTTGAATCGCTTAAAGTATCTATACTTTAACTATTATTCGTGTATTATCAAGATCAGTATAAGAGAACTAACCATTCTCAAGACCATAGGGTATATGACTTTGGTCGGTCATATACCCACAATAGAGTAGGTATAATACCGAACTGTAAAAAGAATTGACTGTTAGGTCTATTTATGCCTTCAGGTGACCGCGGGGCAGTACCGCGCACATCCACTAAAAAAATATAATAAGGGTGTGAAATAGTATTGAACCGTTGAAACAGAATAGAATAGGTCAATAAGCAGATAACTGGCAATACAAGTTATGTAATGGACTACACTGGTATCGCAGCGTGATAACAGAGTCCAACGGCTAAGCTAATGTCGTAGAAAGCTGGAGTAAGGATAGCACTCAGTTGGTAGAGCGGTGAGATAGTATCAAAAGCTGGTATCGGAGGTTCGAGTCCTCCCCTTACTACAAATTTAATTATCAAAAGATTAATAGTTTATCAATAAATTAATTTGAAATGGGATTAATGAATTTTATTAGACAGAATCTTCCAGAATCGTGGGAGAAGGCTGCAACAGAGATGAGAATGAAGACCGAACTAATAACTCGTCTTCATAATGTAGTACCTCGTGCTTATAAGAATAAGTATCATTACAAGGAAGGAATATCTTATATTAGAAGAGTGTTCAATACTAAATGTGACGTAATACATTTAGTAGATGCTACTGATATAGATATCACTAAATGGAATAAATTAAGTAGTAAAATAAAGGAATACGAATATCAATGCGTGTAAGATATTTTGCTTGGTTTGACTCTAAACATGAAAGAACAGAGTTCATTAACTTACTCAGATCAGCTAAATCTGATATTGATGCAGTTAATAAAGTGATGCAAAAATATCCAGAGTTAACTTTATCAGAAGTATCTGGAATAGTAAATAACTTTAAAAAAGAAATTAATCAACCATGAGACTCAATCATCCTGGTATCTACAGAATTGTAGGTGAAAACTTTGAGCTTCTTGCCAATATAATTGGAGAAGTTCCTTGTATGAGAATTACTTCTGCACTATTAGTTAATGACTTAGTACAGAAAGGAGAATTCACAATACTACCTGAAGAATCTATTGAAATTCAGAGCGTATTAGCAAATCCTGACAAATTTGTTTTTCTAGAGTATGAATACTCAGAAATATGTTCATTACCATCTTATCGACAATCGATTCATGGTACGAAAATGCCTAATATAACTGATGAACAGTTAAAGACATTTACTAATAAATACCTCGAAGATATTGGAATATATGGACGAGGTGTAGCTGCAACTAAAGCTTATATATTAGAAACTACAGGCTGGTCATTAGCACAAATTAATGTAGTACTAATGAAAATAGCTAAAAGAGTAAAGCAGCAATATGGTAGTTTATAGTTTAACAAACCATATATATACTACTTGGGGAGTTAAGTATAGTTCATTTAACTGGCGACCTGAGTGGTATACCTTTTTAAGAATACAAAAAAGGGAATTAAACGAACTAGAGTTTCATGAATCTTATAAAGTTCAAACTGTAAAATATTTAATATTTTGGTTTGATAATAGGATAATACAAAAGATAGGAGTCGATAAAGATTTAACTCTAAAGGTTCGTATAAGAATATTATGTGGATTAATTAATAATACTCCTACTAGTGTACTTACTAGACCTATGAAAATAGAATTCATGGAATGTATATGGGATACTTATAATAAATTCTACAAAGATTGGTATGAATACTATTGTAAGAATGTACTAGAATTGCCATTTTAAGTCTATAGAGTCTTAGTTGACTCTATAGGCACACTAAAGCCCGTAATTATGACAGATGAAGAAAGACAACAGCTTTTAGATCTGATCAAGCAGGCTAAAGAAGGTAAACAATATGCCTTCACACAGCTTTATAATCGTTATCACAGAATTATATACAATACTATATATAATATTGTACACAATAAGGATGTAACAGATGACTTAGTATCTGTAACGTTTACTAAAGCTTTCTTTAAGATAGCTAGTTATGTTAATCATATTTCATTTGAGATGTGGTTAAAAACTATCGCTATAAATAGTAGTATTGATTATATACGACGTACCAAAAAAGAGAAGTATGATTATGAGTTAGATAATGATAATAACTGTCTACAGGTAAGCAGTTCGGCCGACAGCTCACCAGAGGATTTGTACATATATCATGAGACAGATAGTAAATTATCTGATGCACTAAACAGACTTCGCTATAAGTATAGGTATATACTTGAACTACGCACCGTTCAGAATCTCTCTTACAAAGAGATTGCTGAACATCTTGAGCTCTCTGAGTCTCAAGTAAAATCTCGCCTTAACAAAGCGAGAGAGAAATTAAAACAATTGTTAAACTAAAAACATTTACTAATTATGACACCAGCAATTATTATTGTGCTATTAACTGTAGCATTTATCCTTGCACGATTATTTCGTAGCACAGGAATGTGGTGGAAACTTGTTTTCGCCATTATGGCTGGTCTATTAGTAGGTATTTTAAGTAAGGAAGTAGTTAAGTCAGATAATGATAAGACTACTTCCATTACTAGTTTAGTTAGCACCATGAGTAATGATGATGCTTTAACATGCATGCAAAGCTTAGTAGCTACAGTGACAGAAGGTACTACCATTCGCCTTACTGGGGTTGCAGGTTACATTGTTAAAGATGAAGAATTATTCGATGCACTAACTAAAAATAATACTTTTACTAATGGACGTGACTCACCAGAAATAGAGGATGATAGTTAACTCTTAAACTAATCTATCTTTTTAATTGTACTTAATAATAACTTTTATTTTAACACTTTAAAACATTATCAAAAATGGCAAAAGAAATGAGTAAGGCTGAAAGAAAGGCAGCCTTGAAAGCAGCAAAAGCAGCAGCAAAAGCTGAAACTAAAGTAAACAACACTGAGAACAAGAAAGAGGAAACTAAGCCTCAAGTAGATAACGGGCCGAAAGATGCTAAAGTAGAGGATGCAAAGAAAGCTCCTACTACAGCTAAGGAAACTAAGGTTCAGGCGAAGAAGGATGCCCCTAAAAGTCCGGATAAGCCTAAAAAGAAGGAAGAGAAAATTCCTACAATCATTCCTGAAGATGCAACAGGTAAGAACAGCCCTGAAAAGAAAGCTGTAGAACGTGCTGCAAACCTTATCACAGGAATTCCTACGGCTGGTATACCTATTGGTTCAAGAGAATCATCTGTTGACGGTAAGGCTATGTTAGCATTTGTAATGCAACAGAGATATGCCAACAATGAGGAACTCAAGAAACAATATCCTGAGTTATATGCAGACATCAATCGTAGCATTGATGTAGTTACTTTGTTAGCTCTTGTCGATGTACGTCAAGACTTGTTCGACCGTGGTGAACGTGGCGAATTGCAGTTACAGATAGCTGCAGACCAAGTATTACCGCTGCAAAGTATGGCAGAAATGCTAGGTATTAAACTAGCTCCTGCTAAAGCTCTGCCTGGGAACGATGGACAAATGTCTATTAACTTCTCAGAAAGTGAAGTACCTACAGAACTTGCAAACAGCAAGCCAAAAGTAGAAATTCCGGAGCTTGATCCTAACAAGATTGCTAATGATGAGGAATTGAAAACTGCCCTTAATTACCTCATCTCTAAAGAGAAAAATGTGGCAGAAAATATAGTTAACACTGTAGAATGGTATCGTGTATATCGTGGCCTGAAAGAAACTAATGCAGATAAGAAGCTTGCATTAGACGAAAAGACAGTTACAGATTGGATTAATGAGATATTCTCTATTATCCAACCTACAGCTATCTTACGTGGTTTAGGTCGTGCTGTATACTTATATACTTCACAGACAGGTTCACCGTGTATGGCTCACTCTATCATGCATACACATATGTCTAAGGCTGGTTGGAGTGAAGAACAAGTAGCAGAAGCATTACGTGCTTTAATTGGAGAAAACTTCCGCTATAAACTGAAGGATGATCCTGAAGCAAAGCCGGAAGAAGATAAAGCAATTAATGCTATTACTGGCTTACTGGGCAATGACTACATTGATAAGTTATTTGCTGACTATACTATTACTACTGATGGTGTAGAAGACAGTAAGAAGACTGAACTTGAAGCTGCACGTGAAGTTGCCCGTAAAGTTCTAGGGAGTATTCGTACCAATTACTTTGACAAACAGAAGGAGACTCCTACGCTTGATAAGATGCGTATGGTTGTAGGTCAGATTATTAACTTGTATCGAGACCCGGCTGATCGTCTTGCAGAGTATTGTCAAGGAGATTTAATAGCTCCAAAGGAAGACGAATATCCTAAGAATGAAGAGAAATCTGAAGGGACTGAAAAAAAAAACTAAACTGGTTTAAAAAGTTTCTTTTAAAAATTCATATCTTAGAAGAATAGCCATTCTAATAAATATCATATCAAATGAATAATAGAATGTTAACTGTAGTTGGAATGTTTGTTGTCAGTGTATTCATTGGTAGGCAAATGTTCGCAACTACAGAAGTTATACAGGCGCAGCCTGTTATACCCTCTATAGTGGAGTTACCTAACTTCCCTAAAGTAATAAAAGAGGAGAAAAAGTCTGTAGATGAGATAAATGTCGAAGTCGACTTATCTACATTAGAAGTATCTGTGAAAGGAACAACAGACGCAAAAGTGAATGTAAAAACTACTGGTGAACCAAAGCCGGTAGTTAAGTGGAAAACTAAAGTAATAGAGAAGACGAATTCAACAGGATATCCGAAAGTAAAAGCTATAAGTAAGGTATCTGATGACGAATCACCGGCAACTCCATTAACAATAGTAGATAAATATGAACAATAAAATTATACTTCAACAGATGATACGTCTATCACGTATCATTAAGGACTCAAGAGAAGCAAGAGCTAAATTGAATTCTATTCAAGCTCAAACTGAATACTTTATAGTAGAAGGTAATCAGTCTACTTTTATTAGAGACCAAGCTAACAGTAGTATAACTAATTGTTTATATGTAGAACAGTACTTACGTTCGTCTGTAAGTAATGCTTGTAAATGTTTGGATGGTTTTGATGCTTCAAAAATGGAACCGATAGACTACATCAGTAGTAGTGATGTAAAAAATAAGTTTGTCGACATATGTCTAGGTAAGAAAGTAGTAGCTACTATTAATCTTACTACCGGTGAAATAACAAGCGTCAATATACCAGAACAAAAATCAACGGCTAAAGATAACAGCCCTACGGCAAAAAGTTAGTGATAATAACCGTATAATAAATACTTTAATTATATCACAGTTCGAGAGGAGTAAAACTGCAGCGTAAATCACTCCGAGGAAGTCATGCGGTAAAGTATACAATAATACTGGTCGCACCTGTCAGGGAGCTTGGAATCATTTCTCCATGGCCCGAAAAGTTACATGACCCGAGAATATGTTAGCAGCTAAAACTGTGAGATTACTCAAAAGGTAGGGTGTTAGCTTATGTAATTGAAAACTACATAAGAGGGGATGAGCGTGTACAATCCTCATTAGGAAGTGAGAACCGTTTGGAGACTTCTAAAGACGCAGTACTAAAGAGAAGACACACTGAGTACTAAACAGTGCAAAGGGAACGAAATCCCTATATCCGTATTAGTTTATCAAAAGCAGAATCAAAAAGGGATATAAACACGATGACGAAACAGGGACAATACGGTTCCTGACTTATTCCTTTGGAAAGAATAAGTAAAGCCGAGAGGCAAAGGTTAGTTTCACCTTAAGAAGCAGCCAACTCATGGAAAAAAAGAGATTGCAGATAACGCATTACCGGTCTCCAAAATCGGTTAACAAAAGCGCTACTGTGCGTCCAGAAAGGGAAACAGGCTAACTCTAGTGTTCAGTATACATCAGCTGTGATGCAATATGCAATTGTGGATATTGGAACTTATACTTATGAAGGGAGTAAACTACTAATACTAATGTAAGGATAACCGTGTTATGGTACATACTTATACAAAGTAAGGATATGAAAGCTGGAAACGCAATGATCCAAGAATTAAACATGCAAACGTTAAAGCTTGACTGATTATCGTGGAGCAGGAGCCAATCCTGTACATTATCGTAAATAGTGTGCTGTAAAAGAACTTACGTATAAGGGATGAGGTATATGAGATTGATACCGTCTTTCAAGTCTAAGGTGACTCATGAGTTTTGTCGTGTAGATGAGTATAATATATGAGAAATGACGAGACTAAAATATAATAGTCTAAAATGCGAGTATGAGGGCGCTATAACCCTGAACTTAGAAGCGAACACCTTTAGCAAGTGTTATTACGTGGTAATAAGTAAAATTAGGAGACGCAGAGAAAACTCCTTGTAAAAAACGGCAGAGCTTAAGCATTTCAAGATATGCAAATGCCTTTGATTTATTATACTAATTCATACCAGAATTTTGGATAATAAACATCGTTATGGATTAAGGAAGTAAATAGAGTTATTAAAGATGCTTTAGAGTTAGAATCCTAAAACCAGTTTAATAATAATTATAGTATATGATGATATACTTAATGAATCAACTTTACTTACGCTGAATAGAGTCAGCTATGATAAAATGAACTCTAATTGTTTAACTATTTAACTAATTGGGAAGTCCAATGGAACTGTAAACGCTGAGACTACCGTTCGTAAGAGTAGTGTGAGTAGACAGATCACCACCCCGACTGCCAACCGACATTGCTGACTGTTAAGACACTCGTAAAGTACAATGCGCAACATTGTATGTGAGAGAACGCTGAATCGTCAGTTACCTGTGTTGTTTCTTACACTGTCTCTGTAAGGGCAATAGTACACTTATGATGAAAATATTCCATAAGCAAACAAGGAGACGATGATAGGTGGAAATCCTAATGTTCGTGCAGTATAAACAAACAAATCCTGGAAATGGTATAGATGGGTCATGCTATAAGCAATGAGTCTATGATTTTAGTAATGTTAGATTAAACAACCGTAATTCTGACGAATTTCGATAATACCGGACATACTCAGTAGGTTCTAAGGAACTGATGATAAAGTGGCTTATATCGCATCTAATCGCGTTATACGCTTACGGTGAGAGGTGCGTTGAACATCGTATAAGTTGAATTTCAACCGTCGAAACGGGACGATAAAACTAAGAAATAGCAGAGATTATCAGAAGTAACTCACAGAGTATTTCTCATAAATTTTCAATTTATTATTTTTGTGCTTAGTAGATTATGTGATTGAATTCACCTATTCCTATTCTGAATAGCTATTAAATAATCGAACAGTGGAGAGATTTTATCAATTTTTTGTATAACTATGTTCGTATTGGTATATCAAGTACGGACTCAAAAAGGAACATTTTTATGGAAAATAATATTAATGGAGCTAACACTCCGGGTTTAGCAGCTCAAATTTTAGCTCGCTATCGGCAAACAGCCCAGAAGTTTGGGCCTTTCTTTGGACAGCAGATCTTTACAATTGTAGCACAAACTCCTGACCTTAAGTGGAAAGAAGATGTAGCTACAGGTAAGAATACTTTCCGTCAGGAAGTAAAAGCTTATATTCTCAAGGCTATTGATGTTGAGTCAGTTAGTTTACTTGAGAAGGATGTTGACGGACGCCCGAAAATCATCTTGAACGAGAAGAAGAATGATCCGTCATTAGTCTTTGAGCTTGCTGATCCTGAATTTACCAAAGCAACACGGCAGAACGTAATTGAATGTATTGAACGGTTGAGCAAACCAGGCTCTAAGCCTATGTTCTTTACAGCTGAAGAACTTCCTATGTTGAATGACTTAACTAAGTTATCCAACCAGAGTGTATTGAACTTCTATGAAGAGATGACACGTAAGTGTATGCAGTTAGCTGAAACTGTCCGTAGTTATATGGATATGAATCAGCGTATGCAGGTTGAATATTTACGGCAGTGCGGTTTAGATAATCAGGAAACTGAAATTCACGTAACTGCTACAATTACTGAAGAAAAATAGTAGAAGCTTATGAACGGCAGACTTTCTTCATTACGTGTAGAACTTCTGCGAATTCTAATATGTTCTGAGCCAGCTATATTGTCTAAAATTCAGATTTGGAATGGAGGACGTACAGAAACGCCTAAAAAAGTAAGTATTAGAGAAGATGGACGGGTCTTTCTATTTTACGGAAGTGGGCCATTATGGTGGCAAAGATTATTTAATACTTATGAATCGGTAAGTATTATAGATGCTTCTATTAGTATAGCAGATGCAATTACTGGGTCGAATTCGACTCGAAATGAATATGCCTTTGATGAGATTACTAAAAGTATAATTGATGAGGCAAAGAAACGTAAGGATTTCGATTGTATAGTTGATATTTTGTTTGATTGTATGAGGAATTGTTCAGATGGGGAACTACATTCTAAATGGATTAATCAAGAGAATATCAGAAAATATGCAAGAGAAAATGGTATAACCAACGTTGAAGACGTTAACCTTGAAGGGCTTAATGGAATAGTTGGAATTAAGACTGGTGGACGGGTTATTCCTATAGTACTCGGCCAGTTAAGAAAATTTAGAAAATATTGATTTGGATATTATCTTAAAACAACATAATTTCATAGTACTGAACTGGGTACTATTTATAGTAATTACTGCTGAATTGGGCAGTTATTACTACACAGTTCCTTAGCTCAACTGAATAGAGCAACACCCTTCTAAGGTGTAAGTTATGGGTTTGAATCCCATAGGAACTACTACTGGTAGATGTAGTTTGGTCATAGTGATTAACCATTAAAACATCAACAGAATATGAAATCAATTACATCTAAATATATTATCACAAAACGTAAAGAACTTAGTAATGAAATTACTAAATATTGGAATATCATTAAGAATGAGAATATTATTCCTACAGGGGCTAAACGAAATTTCGACTTGAAAGCCTTATTAGCACTTATACAAGAAAAGGCAGAAGAACGTTTATTATTGAAACTGTACTTACAGTGTATCAATATGGGTTATAAGAAGTTCTCTGAGCTTCCTAAAGATAATAACTATCTTGCTATTTTTACTTTAAGTGAAAAGCAGGAACAGTTGTTTCACTTAAGTAAGATTAAGACTATTGACCCGAAGTTGAAGCGTTCTAAGGGTAAGAAGAATCTGAATACAACAGAAGAACTTACTTCAGCTTATATTGCTAACTTAAAGAAGAATCTTCAGTTAGAAATCAATGGGCTTAATAAAGAGATTGAAGACTTTAATGAATCTGCTGAGCTTAACTTAGAAGAAGCTCCACTTTCATTAGCCGCATAAAATAGGTAGTAGAGTAATCTACTACCTTTAGTGTTTAACTTTTTAAAATTATCAAGATTATGAAAAAAATATATTCCAACAAGAAAGGTAAAAGAACCGGTGTAAAATTATCATGTAGTAACAAAGCAAAACATCGCAGAAGTTACAAAGCTGTTCAAATAATGACAGTAGGCAAACCGGGTCCGTCTAAGGCTATTAAGTATAGCGAAGATGGGAAAGTAATAGGATTTGTAAAGTGGGCAGGAAATAAAAAACAATCTGAATACACTACTAAAGTAGCAAAAGATGCTATGAATGAAAACAAATCTATAAAACAATCTAAAAAAGAATTAATCAAGAATATTCTTATGAAAGCAGGATATGATCCTACAATACGATATACCCGTAAAGAGAAGAAACATTTTACGCGTATAGTTAAGAACAATATGTTCACTAAACCTAGGGGAGTTACGTTAACAACTGAACAAATCAAAGAGAAAATAAAAGCTGATAGACTTGCAAAGAAATCTATGCAAGCTAAATTTGATGAATCAGTACGTAATAATCCTTTAACTCCTAAAAAAGGTAAACAGATGGCTCCTAGTGCTGCAGAACTATCTGTTAAAGAAAAACCTAATAAAAGAAATTTCCAATATACTATACAAAGAAGATGCTCTGATAATGATATGAAAGTATACGATTTTGCTACTGGAAACTTTGAAGCATCCACTAGAGATGAAGCAAAGAATAAAGCTGCTAAATTAGCCAAAAAGTACAAGAAAGATACATCATTTACAGGAGTAACAGTAAAGGATATTGAAGGAGATAACAGTATAACTTATTATAGTCGTAATAAGTTATTAGCAGCATAAAAACATAATATTTCTGTTTCCATAACTTAAACTGGTTTCTCATGTAGCTCAGTGGTAGAGCCGCTACTATGTAGTGTGATTGCGTTGGTTCGAGTCCAACCATGGGATCTAACTTTAAATACTTATAATATGATTATACGAGGAAAAATAGTCTACGTATATGATATTGAGGTATTTCAAAATATCTTTCATTGTTCGGTAAAAAATACAGAAACAAACGACATCTATAAGTTTGAGATATCAGAGAGGAAAAATCAACTAAGAGAATTAGTTAAATTCTTTAAACAAGTAGATAAATATATTACTTGGGGAGATTATTACACTACAAACATTAACATTCCAGCTAATATTATATTTTGTGGCTATAATAATTTGCATTATGATAATCCTATAATTAATTATATAATTGAGTATGAGGATAAATTAATGCAATATAATATACCTACTATATGTAGTTCTATATTCAATCTAAGTAAGACTATAACCGCTTCAAGTGAAGATAATATAGACGAGTGGAAACATTGGAAGTATCAAATATGGTTTGATACTTTTGATATTCTTACTATGTTATATTCTAATAAACTTAGAGTAGGTTTAAAGGAAATCCAAGTAACAATGCAATATCCTAATGTACAGGAATTTGTATGTGATTGGACTAAACCACTTCCTTTAGAAGATTTTGACTCTATGATAGATTATAATATCAATGATATTGAATCTACTTCAGAATTATTAAATAGATGTAAGAAAGACGTTGATTTACGAATCGCTATTGAAGATGAATATGGAGTAAGAGTACTAAGTAAAGATGGTGTAAATATTGGGATGAAAATTTTAACTCAGAAATATCTTGAAAAAACAGGTCTAACTTGGTGGGATATTAAAGATTTAAGATCTCCAATGAGTGTAATACCATTGAAAGATGTAATATTACCATTTATTAAATACGATAGTCCTATTTTACAAAGAGTACTAGAAGATATGAAAAACCAGATAGTATCTCCAGGTAGAAAAGGATATGAGAATAAGTTTGTATTTAATAATTTACGCTATTCTGTAGGAGTAGGAGGTATTCATTCTGTGAATAGTCCTGAGATTATTATTCCTAGAGATGATGAAATGCTTATAGATATAGATGTAGCTTCACTATATCCAAGTATGCTTATAGAATATGAATTCTATCCTAAACATTTAGGTAAAGAATTTTTAGAAGTATATAAGCAAATTAAAGATGAGCGAATTGAAGCTAAACACAATGGCGATAAAGTAAAGAATGAAACTTTAAAGTTAGCTTTAAATGGTTTATCAGGTAACTTACAGAATGAACATAATTTCTGTTATAGTCCATTTGCAGTGATGCAAATTAGAATTAATGGACAGTTACTATTACTTATGTTAGCTGAAAAATTAACTCAAATTGGATGTCGAATCGTCCAAGCAAATACTGACGGTTTATTCGTCTTACTAAAGAAAGATGCATATTCTAAAGTAAACAGTATTTGTAGAGAATGGGAACAGCTTACTAAACTTACTTTAGAAGAAGATCGTTTTAAAGCAATGTATCAATATGCTATTAATGATTATTTTGCTATTACCGAAGATAACAAAGTAAAAGAGAAAGGAATGTTTATTACTACTGTAAAATTAGGAAAAGGATTAACTCCAAAGATTATACCTAAAGCAGTAATAAGTTTCTTTAAAGACGGAATACCGGTCGAAGATACAATTAAGAATTGTACAGATATAAGAGATTTTCTAATGTCTGAGAAAACTGGTAAACAATGGCATGTTGAATATATGAACGAGGAGCAACAAAGAACTAATCGTTTCTACGCATCTACTAATGGTGGATACTTATGGAAATGGAAGTATAGTAATGATAGTGATGCTAAATCATATCAGAATATGCTTACTGCATCTGGTGTTACTCTTCTAAATAAATTTGATAATAAACCAATTGAAGAAAGAAAGATTAATTATAGGTATTATATTATGGAAGCCTATAAGATAATCAGAGATTTAAAACCGTTACAATTGAGCCTATGGGATTAACAGAGGCTTATCAGATATATTTCAGATAAACCATAAGCTTATATAATATATAAGACTATGATTTTAGAAATAGATACTTCTATCTTAGATAGAATACCAACTTTATCTATTAATCAATTAGTATTCCTAACACTTGTATTGAATGATATCAAAACAATCAATCAAGACATTCAGAGACTTCTCAGCCTAGTTAATGAAGAAGAAATACAAGAGTTAGAGACTCAAGGTTTAATTTCTATCCAATATGATAGAGATACCCAAGTCATAAGTAAAACAGAAAAACTAGAAGAACTTCTTAAAGAAGATAAAGCTATGTTTGATATGTTTTATGACCAATTTCCAGTTTATGTTATGAGACCTGATGGAACTAAGGGATTTCTCAGAGCTAACATAAATAAATGTAGAAAAGAATATAATCGCATTATAGGTAAGTCTAAAGCAATGCATGAACACTTACTTAAATGTTTACAGTACGAAATAGAAGATAAAATGCGTACAGGTAAAATAGGTTATATGAAAACTATGTGGAAATGGCTCACTCAACATGAGTGGGAAACTATTGAGGAACAAATGAAAGTAGAAACTCCTAACCAAGATTATTATAATTATGGAGCAGATATCTACTAAAGTACTAACATTTAGACATATATCCTCTGCTACTAATGAAGCAGTAGAATATATCCGTAAGAGAAAGAATCATGAGATTGTTTCTTTACGTACTAGATGGAATAAGTTCAATAAATCCTGTATGGGTGGTATTGAACCTAATACTATATATACCATTGTAGGTATATCTGGTAGTGGTAAAAGTTCATTTGTAAATACGCTTGAAAGTGATTTAATAGACTTAAATTCTAATCAGGATGTAGTAGTACTTAACTTCAGCTTCGAGATAAAATATTTACTTATATAAAGAAACTTTTTCTAGTAACTTTCGTTATTGTTAATGTATGAACAATAATACAGAAAGAAATGGAAAAGATACAAAGAGAATTTTTAATAGGGTGCATGTTAGGAGATGGTAATATTAAGATACCATCCGGATGTAAAAATGCAATGTTTCAATGTCAACATGGTCCTAAACAAATAGAATATAATAAGTGGAAATGTGAACTATTATCTTCTTTAGGGAGTAAATTTTATACTTATATAAGGAAAACTCCTAACAAGAAAACAAATAAATTTTATGAAGCAAATATTACAGCTACAAAGTGTAATAAGGAATTAACCGAAATATACAATATGTTCTATAAAAATAAGAAGAAAGTAATAACTAGAGAAATACTAGAGGAATTTACTCCATTTTCTTTAGCCATATTATTTATGGATGATGGGTCTAAAACTACACAATCACAATATGGTACCTATACTATAGCGTCTTGTGGTTTTGACTCAGAATCATTAAGTATATTTCAGGCATTCCTAAAAGATAAGTTTAATATAGATACCTCTATTACATATGATAATAGAATATATATTAAAGTTAATTCTAAAAATCTATTTGAATATTTAGTAAAACCACATATTCAAAAAATTCCAAGTATGTTATATAAGTTATACGTCTCGTAATTGGGTGAATTGCTGGGAAGCCTAGACATAGGTAATCAGCAGCCAAGCCAACCTTTAACAAAGTTGGAAGGTTCAACGACTAGATATTGAAACTCGTAAGAGAATATAATATATCCAAGAGCGCCCAACGCTGTGAAGCGAAGATATAGTCTGAGCTGCATTATAATGTTAAGAAAAGAAGATGCAGAATATAAGCATAAACAGCTTATAGATAACAATACTGGTTAAGTTCAAGACAAGTAGGTAGAAAATTAAGTAGTAAGTTAAGGCAAACTACTGCTCAGCTATATAGTTCTATTAGTGAATTAGATAATTCATTGTTAGAAGAAGTAGAACAAACCTCTCAACAGATAAAATCATATCCGATATATTATGTAGATACACCGGGTACTGTTGCAGATATAGCATCTACCATTGATTACTTTTATGAGAATAAAGCTAAAGGCAAGAAATTTGTGATTATACTTGATCATACTTTACTTGTTGAAGGGCAAAATCGTGAAAGTGCACTACAAGTGATTTCCGATTTACAGAAACTGTTTATTAGAGTAAAGAAGTTTCCAGATACTACAATAATACAGTTATCACAGATGAATCGTAATATCGAAAATCCTGAAAGAATTAATAATCCATCTATGCATTATCCAATGCGTAGCGATATATCTTCTGCTGATACTATCTTTCATGCATCAGATTACGTTATATGTATTCATAGGCCAGAATAAATAAAGCTGTTCTGGATAAATCCCGTTAAACGGTGAAAACCCGATGGGGCAACGCCGTACCAAGTTTATATAGAAATATATAAATAGTGTCTAACGACTAGTAGTGAAACTACCGCTATTAAAGCTATGTTAATAATTCTACCACGAAAGCGGGAAATATAAACTTATACATTAAATATAAAAGATTATATTAAGAAATAGTCTAAACTACACGTATAAGATGAAGGTGTAGAGTGCAAGATAAAGAGCTTGCAGAGAATACAAATTGTGCTCAATATACAGAGTTATGGACCAAATCGTCTACCAGTAAGAGATAAAGTTTATTTGCATATTCTAAAGAATAGAGATGCAGGTGAATGTTCTATACTTGAGTTTGATAATGACCTTAAATACAATAACTTAATTGAGACTATACGAGAAGATGAACCAGTAAGGAAGATTTCGTTTAGTAATAACAATTAAAAAGGCTGAAAATTATGAAATCATATACATTTACATTACCGAAAAATACTAAGAGTGCAAAAACATATAAGGAGTCTTTAATGGACCGAGTAATTAACGCTTATCCTTGGATGACTGTAGAAAGTAAGAGTGATTATCCTTCTTGCAGTTATGGCATCGAATATGCTGGTGCAGGTGATATTATTACTTTAGGTTTGAGTAAGACTCATAATATTGGATGGTTGCCGAAGGAATGTGCTAATTGTCCGTTTAAGTGTTGGGGAGATAATGTAATTAATTTCGATTTAGAAACAGAATTCTTCAAGGCTATTAATGCACTTGATATTTATGCAAAGGAACATTGTCCGTTTGATGTTGACTATGACTTTAAAGATGAGTTTGGTACTCCAGTTAAAATCTTTGATAACTTCGTACAGATTGGTTATGAAGTAATTCCTATTGCATTTGGTTCTTTGAACTATTTAAAACCGAAGACAAAGAAAACTATTATCGATATCACGATTAATATTAAGAAACGTGGTTTGTTTTAATTAAAATATCTTATTCCATATTATCAGAAATTATCAGAACTTTATCAGAGGAATACAAAAAAATAAAAGCTTTTATGATTGTATTACCAAAAGAGAAAGTAAAAGCTAAAGTAGAAAATCCTAGATTTTTGATTTTATTTGGTAAACCAAAAGCTGGGAAAACTACTTTAGTTGCAGCACTGGATAACAATCTAATTATTGATTTAGAAGGTGGTTCAGAGTTCTTAGAGGCATTAGCTGTTCAAGCTAGATCTGTAAAAGATTTAGGTGATATAGCTAATGCAATAAGAGAGATTAAAAAGGAAACTGGTAAATATCCTTACAAATATATTACTATAGATAATGCTACACGTCTAGAAGAGATGTGTATGAGCTTTGCTATACAGCTCTAAAGTTATGGAGCATAATACAGAAATGTATTATTAAAAATTCCTTGAATTTCTGGAACATTTTACCCATTACATCGTTATATATTTAATATATAGTTATGGGTAAAACAATCAGAAGCTAAGCATTATGAAACAAGAAACTTTAAATAAATACATTAATACTACAAAAGGAGTATTAACTGTAATAGATTTAGATCACGAAGAATACGATAAAGAAAAACAACGTAAACGCAGTTATTTTAAATGTTATTGTAATAGATGCGGAAAAGAGACTATAGTTAGATCAGATAGATTTGGAAAAAGTAATTATAAGCCAAAATCTTGTTCTAATTGCGTCAATGATCTACAAAAACAAATAGCAGAGACAAAATATCCTTCAGAAGAGAAAAAACTAAGGGATAGAGTATCTTCTATAATTGCTTGTGCGAATGGAAGAAATTACAAAATGAATCTAACAAGAGAAGAAATAAAAGAATACTTAGTTAAACCTTGTTATTATTGTAATTGTGAAAATTGTATGGGTATAGATAGATTGGACTCTAAAAAAGATTACTCAAAAGACAATTGCGTATCATGTTGTGCGATATGTAATCGTATGAAGAATAAATATGATTTAAATACTTTTTTAGATAAAGTATATAAAATTTATAATAAGTTTTATAATGAAAGTTCAACGACTATCTCGAAAGAGAGTACATTACAAGCTAATGGTAATGGAAGCGGGGAACTCCTGACTGCTGCTTAAAGTAAAAGGAGATGATATAGTCTAATCTGCATAGTGATATGCAGCAGTTCATAAGAGAACGTATATAAGAGTTGCGCCTTATATAGAATATAAATGATAAAGCTACTCCAATGGGTAAAAAGTATGAAGGTACAGATTTAAGAACATTACCTAATGGATCTGGTTATCTGTATATAAGACAAGCTGTAAGAAAAGTTATTGATATGTTCCGTGGACTATGTGATAACTTTATACTTATTGGTCATACTAAAGATAAGTTGATTAATAAGAATGGCGAAGAAATGGCAGAAATGTCTCTTGATTTAGTAGGTGCATTAGCAAATATTATATGTGGCGAAGCAGATGCTGTTGGCTATGTATATAGAAAGAAGAATGAGACACATATCTCATTTGAAGGCGGAGATAATTCTGTTATTGAAGCTAGAGCACCTCATTTAAGAGGGAAGAATATAGTAGTAGCAGAGAGTGATGAAAATAATAACATTACTGCTTATTGGAATAAAGTTTATTTACCTGAATAATTAAAAATAAGATATTATGATATTTAGTACAGAATTAGCAAATGAAGTAAAGTTGTCAGATAATAGTAATAATACTAAGTACTTGGAAGCAGGTATTCATGACAACGTTAAGTTTGTATCCGCAAAATTTGCAGAGTCTCCTACAGGGAAGAAGTTCATTGAATTTACTTTTGAAAAAGATGATAAGAGTCTTGTTCATACAGAATGGGAACCAGCTGTTCGCGAAGGTGATACTGAAGAACAGAATCAAAGTAAAGCTACTAACCAGGTAACTCGCATTATGCGTATACTCAAGTGTTTCTATCCTAAGAATGTATTAGCATTCAGTGGCAGTTCTTATAAGGAGTTTGCTAACTGGGTAGTAACAATGCTTAATAGTGCTAATAAAGATATTTTACTTAAAGTAAAGATAGTTTATAATGATAAAGGTTATACTACACTTCCTAGTTATGTCAAGTTTGCCTCTGTTGAGCCTATGAATATTCCTATGGGTTTCTATGAAGAAGGTAAGAATGAAAGCATGATTAGAGAAATTATAGGTATTGATCAGTTTACTAAGCCGATTGTTGCAGATAAGGAAGATAAGGAGGTTAATCCTCTTACTACTACTGTAAGTGATCAGCCTAGTGATGATCTACCTTTCTAATTTTGTAGATAATCCTATAAGCCGCCTACGCTAGGCATAATATAGCGATACGTGAAGTGTGTAGAAATACACACTCACGTTTTCATGATAGTAATGGTTAATTAAGGTTCGATTCCTTGGCTATCACTAAAAATATATCATATGGTTTACGATACAACAAAGATAAAAGATAATGTGAGTATTACTTTAGATTGGATATTATCTAAAGTAACTGAGTATGATATATATGCAGCGTACATTGGTAATTTTAAAGTAGGTATGATATATAATTCACCATTAAGAAAGGATAAGACACCTTCTTTTGGATGTTATTATAGTAAAAAAACTAAACAGTTAATGTTTAAAGACCATGGTACTGGAGAATGTGGTAATGTAATTAAATTTGTATCACTATTCACAGGACTAACTAACTATTCAGATATACTCAATGATATAGTTAATAAACTTAAAATTACTAATGATACGAAACTCGTTAGCTCTAAGCAATATATACCGTCAACAGAGACAGTAATTGGTATTGTAAGACAAGACTTTACTCTAACAGATATCAATTACTGGTCTCAGTTTAATATTTCTACTACTACTCTAAAGAAATTTGGAGTAAGTAGTATAAAATATTATCTATGTAACGGAGTTGTAAAGGGTATTTACAAGGATAGTAATCCTATGTATGCTTATAAGGTCTATAACAATTTTAAGATATATAGACCTTTAGCAGATAAATATACAAAGTGGCGTAATAACCTGACTGAGAACGACATTCAGGGGTTTAAACAGTTACCTAAAACTGGAGATATACTCATTATTACAAAGAGTATGAAAGACGTCATGTGTTTATATGAGATGGGTATTCCAGCAATAAGCCCATCATCAGAGTCTACATTTATCCCAGATAAGGCTCTAAACCAGCTTAAGAAGCGTTTTAAACGTATAATTATCTTATTTGATAGAGATACAGCTGGAGTTAAATATCTTCGTAAAATGAGCCTTAAAACAGGCTTAGAAGGGATGTTAGTCCATAAAAAGTTTAAAGCAAAAGATATATCTGATGCAGTTAAATTAAATGGATTTGATAAAGTTAAAAATTGGATGAATAAGGAACTTTTTAAAACAAAAAATACAACTTCCGTATAGTTATAACGTTTTATATAAAAATGTAATTTTTATGGAAGAAATTTGGAAAGATGTTAAAGATTTTAAAGAGTTATATGAGATTAGTAATACTGGTAAAGTAAAGAGAAAATATAAAAAGGTTCTCAGAACTAATCCTAAAAATCCATCTATAAAAACTTATTACACTTACAAAGAAAAACTACTATCATTAAAAAATGATAAAGATGGGTATAAATTTGTGCAATTAACAAAAAACAATAAAGTTAAAAACTTAAGAGTTCATAGATTAGTAGCAGAAGCTTTTATCCCTAATCCTAATAATTATTCTATAGTAAACCATAAAGATGAAAATAAATCTAATAATCACATAGATAATCTTGAATGGTGTGATATTAAATACAATACAAACTATGGAAAAGGAATTTTAAAAAGAGCTATAAGTCAAGGTAAACCTATAATATATAATGGAATATTTTATTACAGTATAGGAATTGCTGCTAAAACTAATAATGTTAACACATCTACTGTATTTAATAAGTGTAAAAATAATATTGATAATTGCAGATATGCTACAGAAAAAGAAATAGAAAACTGGAAAAATATGCAACGTTTGTCCTAATATTTATGATGGAATTAAATTTCGTAGTAAACTTGAAACTTATACATATAAAAAGCTGAAAGAGGCAAATATCATGGCAGATTACGAGATGCATCGATATGAGCTACTTCCAGCTTTTACTTTTAATAATAAAAAGTATAGAGCAATGACTTATCTACCTGACTTTGTAGGAGATAACTTTGTTATTGAATGTAAAGGATACCCTAATGAAGCTTGGCCTTTAAGAGAGAAACTATTTAGATATTACCTATATAGTAATAATATAGGAGTCAATTTCTATATAGTTCATAATCAGAAGGAGGTAGATGAGTTAATAAAAAAACTGAAAAAATGATACTATTTTATAGTATAATTATATATAAACTAACTAAAACTTTATACCATGAAAATCTGCGCAATAAGTGATATACATGGTCATTTAATTAATATACCAGAATGTGATGTGTTATGTATAGCAGGTGATGTAGTGAATTTACTTGCTCAGAGAGATAACGAAGAATCAGATAAATTCTGGTCTATTACTTTTGTCAATTGGGTAGATAAATTACCGTGTAAAAAGGTAATTGTAGTTCCAGGAAATCATGATATTTATATAGAAAATCTTATCAATGACATTGTAAAGAATTTAAGTTGGCAAGATTTTAAGACTAAGATATCGACTTTAACCAATGATAAAGTAGTATTTCTTGTTGATGAACTATATGAGTATGAAGGAGTAACCTTTTATGGAACTCCTTGGATAGCTCCTATACATTGGCAAACGTGGGCATTTGAAGATACTCAGAATGAATACGATGAGTATATATGCCCATATGAAAAGATACAAAACTGTGATATACTTATTACTCATGAAAATCCTAATTATAATGAAAAGCTTGAACATTACTGTTTTGGTAAGTATAAGCATCATTTTTTTGGGCATTGGCATGATGGTATATCATATGGTCATTTAAATCAATATAATTGTAGTATATTAACTGATAGTTATCTTGAAAGAGAAAGACCTAAAATAGTAACTATAGAATTAAGTAAGAATGATAATTGATAAACCGTATTATGAAGACAATACGAGAATATCAAATTCTGCTATTGGTTGGTTCTTGAAGAAAGGACCACGTTTCTATCGAGATATGATAGATGGAAAAGAGGAAGGATTAAAACTTCCTCAGCTCGAAAGGGGTACTATGATTCATGAATATATATTACAACCAGAGGATTTCTGGAATGATTATGTAATTCTTGATTATGAAGTACCTAAAGTAAAACAACAAAAAGATTTCTGTGAGACTTACGCTAATTCATTAGAACTCATAGAAGACGATAAAAAGATTGCTGCATACAAATCTGCATACAGTAATTCAAAAAGCTCTGAAATCGTCTTAAAAGAAGCTACAGAGCTATGTAATCGCTATGCTGATTATATTAAAGCATTACAAAGTAAAAAAGATAATCGTAAAGTAATATCTTTTGCTGATTTAAATATGCTTAAAAATATTAAGAATAATATTGATAATCATAAGAAAGCAAAAGAGTTATTAGAGGATATTCCTGGAGTAGAATCTCATAATGAGTTTCATATTAACTGGGAATTACCTGTTGATGATTGGATTGCACCTTGTAAGTCTTTACTTGATAGATGTATATTCGATCATATAAATAAGAAGATTACTTTAATTGACTTAAAGACAACTAGTGATGTCTATAATTTTAAACATTCTGTAGAAGAATTTGATTATTATAGACAAATAACTTATTACTTGCTTGCAATTAGTTGGTACATGAAAGATCAAGGAATTGATATTTCAGATTATGATTGTGAAGCATATATTATTGCTATTCAGACAAATAGTAATAATGAAGTGAGAGTTTTTAATATGTTTAACGAATTAGAGTTAGATGATCGTAAGGACCTCATTGTCAAAACTTTAACAGAATTATCATATCATTATCAGACAGGTAATTGGGACCATACTCGTAAATATTACGAAAATGATGGAATTGAAGAACTTAGAACCTAAGACAGTAAATGATTTTTTAATTGCGATAACTATGGATTCATGCGAAGAAGTATATGAAGTAGATGAAAACATAGTTTGCAATGAAGAAGTTGAACTTTAATAAATACAACAAAGGGTTGCGTTATTATGCAACCCTATTTAAAATAAATCCAATAGTATTTACTTCAGATTTATTTATAGATATTACTATAGATAAAGAGTTTTTAATACTTCAATATAAAACATATCCTAAGTATTATATAGTAAAAAGAATCCAAGAAAATGAGTTTTTCTACAATGATATAATAAAGGATAATATAGTTTGCTATAGGTTTAAGTTAAAAACTAATGACCAAAAAGCTGATTTCAGTATAATGCAAACTAATGGTACACAATTTTGTACTAAAGAGTTTATATTAAGTATGGCAATACTTTGGAAAGATTATTTGGATAGTTCATTTTATGATACTATATTTTAAGAATTACTCTACACAAAAAAGGCAGGCTTTGTGAAAAGCTTGCCTTTAATTTTTTAATCACCAGTAATCTAAGTATCATAATATCTGCGCTTACTTGGAATATCATTTAATTCAATTAGATTTTTGAATGGAGTTATTTTCCATACATTTCTTTCTAATTGAGTTTTACCTCTATAAGCACCTCTAGTTATTGTTTTACCCTATTTACTCTTTTCTCCTCTTATATTTGATAATATTAAATCGTAAGGATAAGAAATTACAGACCCAACGTTATCCAATAATGAGTATAGCGGGGTAGGCGTTTTAATAGTGCTATATATATCTACTAGGTTATACGGAGCAGTAGTTTCAAAAGCAGTCCTAGCCATTACATAAGCAAATAGATTAAGAAGTATATTTCTCTTATCTTTATCTGCTTCCTCTTTCAGAACATTTCTTATTAAAGGATATAAACACATACATAATGCTGCTTCTATTTTCAACTTCTTAATGTTAGTTCTATCTAGCTCACTTGAAAAACCTTTATTAAGAAAAGTCTATTTTAAAACAGTAGTAAGAAGGTCAGCTCCTGATTTGTCTTTCCAAGTTTGAGCAAATACTCTAAATGGAGTTTTAAGTATAGCTTCTACTTCTCTTTGAGTTTGATAATCCCATTGTCTATCCATAGTAAAACTCTATTGAAGAATAATAGGAATATATTGTCTATGCATCATACACATTGCACCAAATACATTAGCACTCATTTGAGCTTTCTGTAAAGGGCTTAATTGACCATCTGCAGAACCAGCTAACTATCTAGCAGCATTACCAATAGTAAATTTAGCTTTATCTACTGCTTGTTGATACTCCGGAGAAATAGCAACTATTTTGCCAGCACTAAACTTAGTTAAAGCTTTAAATGATTTAGCTTTCTTCCACCTCTACTAAGTCTCATCTGTTCTACCATACTTATTATAAAACATTTCGTGATGCATGAATTGTCCATCAATGTATTTATAATCGTACATTACACTATTTAGTATTTGACCTTTTATAAAATAATCAGATACTGAGTATAATCCAAAAGCCCACTACTTCTAAATGACATTTATAAATTTAGGTCTATTAGTATTAGTAAACAAACTATCCATAGTAGAACCAACCTCAAAGTAATCCATATAAGCCATCTATTCGCTCTTATATGTTCTGCTACCAACACTTAAACCGTGTCTAAACAAATCGAATACTACATCTTTAAATGCACTTACTGCATTACCAAAAGTATAATATCTACCGGTCAAAGAATTGACAAGATGAGCATGAGCAGCAGTAAAGAAACCAGTAAACGCACAAGCAAAGTTTAAACCAAGATTTCGTAATGTACCATAACCAGTAATAGTTTTTAACAGTTTGGTTATACTTATCTCTCTGTCTTTAATAGATATAGATAAAGCATTAGTCTTAACATCATATAGATTCATGTTAATAAACTTTTCTGCAAACTTATATATATTAGTATCAGTTCCAAGTTTAGGTTCTTGTTTACCAGTAAATATTCTCTTAATAGAACCTATAGTACTAGTACCAGTATACTTTCTCTATGATAAAAATGACTTTATATTTTCTACTTTACCTTTCACTTCATTCTTCTGTTTGAAGTTTTCTGCCATTTTAAAATACTGAATAACAGAACCTACCATATCTGCTGATATAGTAGCTGGATCGTCTAGCTGTTTAGTAAAGTATTGAGGAATAAGAGCTAAAGAAGTACCATCAGGGGACGTTAAAACCTTTTTATTTATACCAACATCATCATTCTTTACAGTAGCAGCATCTAATAAATAGTTACCTATAGCAGCAAATGGATTAAACCCTGATGCTTTGAGATGTTTATACAAACTACCTGATATTTGAGGTAATCTATACTTGTTTAAATACTCTAGATTATTTAATTTACTATTAGATTCCTCCATTGTGTCTATTAAAGCTTTTCTAAGCTCAGATAATGCTTTATTAGACATTACTTCATTGTATGCCTTACTATTATCATATATCTACCTTTTAGGCTGATAATACTCGTCATTATCCTATTTGTAGTTCTTATTAACAAACGGAGACTCTGAAGATAATTCAGATAAATTAGAAGAAGGAATAACCTGTATATACTTACTATCTTTAGGAGCAATCTTTGTGTACCAAGATTTAGGAGCAGTACCAGTAGATGTATTATAAGTATTAGTTAAATAAAATACCTCTGAACTACCAGGAACTTCTTGGTCTTTTGCCAGTGCAGCAGCTTCATCTCTCTTATAAGCTTCAGTAGCTACCACTCTAGCTATATTACTAAACTCAGTCTTTGATCTCTTTTTTTTAGATGACTTTCTTATGTTGTTCATCTTAATCTCTAACTAATCTAGTAATCTTTTAGTAGAGTTAGGCATTAATTTAGGATTTACTTCACCAGTACGATTATCTCTGAACATATTTAAGATGGCTCTCTTCTACTTATTATATTCAGCATATACTTCTCCATAGTCAGCTCTATCTAAATTAGCTAATTGTTCGTAAAACTCTTCAGTATATACTACTCTAGTATTACGATCCATCCACTTTTTAAATTCGTGCTTACTTAAACTATTTCTTTTTTCTTCGATTAATTCCTAGAATTTCTATTGATTATAGTTCTTATTAAGATTCTTTGATAATTTATTATTTAGTTCAGTAAGTTCATCAGCTATTCTTCTTTCTACAGAACCTTCTGGCTTTTCATTACCATATATATCGTAAATACTAGCTAATTCCTTTTTATCTAATTCATACTGTTGTAGAGTATTCCATTCCTCATCTGTCATTGATTCGTAATGAATTACTCCATTATTATCTCTATACTTATTAGATAAAGTTCTTATCTTAGACATTATCATTTCTCTTGCTGAAGCTGCTTCAGGACTAAGAGAATTCATCAAATCATAGAATTCGTTGGTATATTTACGTTCGCAATGTTCTGATAACCACTTATTAAGTCTTTTATTATATTCCGTTCTAGTAGCTATATTCTCAGGTAATTGAAGAGTTTGATGGTCTACACCAAATTCTTTCTATAACTATTCTTTAAACTATTTTAAATCTTTATAAAATCTACCGTAGTTTAGATCTCTAATTATATAACCAGTAGTATTGCCATTCTCGTCTACTTCAAATAATAACTTCTAATTTCTATTTCCTGCTACCTTTAATAGTTTATTTAGTTCGTTAGCTTTTTGGAATACCACTTCATTTATACTATTCTCAGTATCCTACAATATATTAAATAAACTCTTAATAGCTTCATCGTTGATTCTATCACCAGAACCTAATACTCTAGTAATATAGCTAATATCAAAGTCTGTTTTTCTAGTATTTTCAGATATATAGTTATATATAGTAGGGCTATTTACTTTCATGCCTTCCTTCAACATAATTCTCTAGGCATTAACTACTTGCATACGCTTAACTGCATCATAGCTCTAATCTAAAATACTCTTACATAATTGTAGTTCTGTCATTAATTTATTATAGTTTGATTCTCCTACAATTTGTTTATAAGTATTCATGTTTACTAAAGAGTTATATATATCTTTAGCCTACTCACAGTAAAAAGCAAAATAGTTCTTATTCAAAGCTACGAGTTCTTCATCTGTTAAAGCATCAGCCTAACCTTTATAAGCTTCTACTACTCTATTACCTACATCTCTAACGTCCAACTTTAAATCTGTAATAAAAGAAGCAATAACATCAAAATCATTTATAGCATTATTCTATAAATTAGCTATCTGATATTTTATGTTCTCTATTACTTCTGTTCTTTTAGATATATCAGTAATATCTATACTACGTAATCTAGATTGTAAACCAGATAGTAAGTTCTATCTTATGTCAGATAACCTCTTATCTAACTCTTCTTTAGTATCAAAGTTATATTTTTCTGCTTCATGTATATTTGTTTCGAGTTGTTTAACTTCATTATTTAATGATTTCTCAAATCTAATATTAGCAGATTCATTATTATCTTCTAGGTTAAAAGATAACAATTCCATTAGTACGTCTCTAGTATTCTCTGTATTTCTTACATGTTCTTTTCCAGTAAGTAAATCAACAATAGCCGACCATACTTCTCTTATTTTATTTATAGCTTCTTCAAATAATCCTTTCTATCTAGCATCATCTACTATATTGTTTACAAATTCTTCATTAGTAAGAAATTCAGCTATAAATTCAAATTCATCTTTTAAACCATATAAGCTGCCAGTCCACTTACCTTTTTCAGCATGTATTTCCTAGTATAGTTTTCTATTGAATTCTAATAAGTCTTTTACTTTATTGTATACTTTAATTTCTAAGTCAGTGCCCTCACCATTTTTAACATTTTCAAAAGATCTTGAAGTAAATGCATGAACCATTTCATGTACAATACTTTTTGCATTGTACTCCATATCTGTTTCTTCAAATATCTCTTTACTAATCCATATAGTGTGAGTATTACTACTATACCACATGTAATCCCCATTAGCTAATTGATCTCCTTCCTCTGTTATACCAATATATACATCAGTATCAGAGAATAAATCAAGTATCTAGTATGCTATAGAATCTTTTGGTATATACTGTTTTAAGCGTTCAACTACTTGTCCTGATGTAGTACTCATATGAGGAGAACCATCTGACCAAGTACCGGTAATATCACCTATATTTGAAAAGAAATAAGAAGGCCACCCCTAAGCCGGTATAAACGTTTTAGCTATCTATCTAATAGCTTGATTACGATCTCCGTCAAAACGTCTTAAAAGGTCTGAAAATAGCTCAGACTAAGACCCATCTGGGCCCTAGTCTATAGCATAACCATTATTTTCAGATATGATATAATAAGCAGCATCTTCACTGCCTAACACTCTAGCAACTTCATCAACAGCTGCTTTTACTTCTTTGTTATTTAAATTTAAACACTGCATAATTATTCACATTCTTTTTTACGTTTCTTACCCATTTCAGCAAGATAAGTCATATCTACTACATCTTCAGTAACATCCATGTTGAAAGCTTCATTTGCAATAGAAGAAGTATCTACGTTAGCAAAGGGATCTTCTGTTTCTTGTGAGAATTGTTCTTGCATATCAGAGAATATATTTAACTATTCATTTATGACATCCATAGCTTCAGATCCATCAAATGGATTATCTAGACTAACATTGACAAAATCTGATACATCTGTTTCATCATACACTACATTATCCTCAGATAACGGATCTATATTAAAGGTAGTATCTACTACTTGCGTATCAGATACATCACCCTCTATTTCCTTCTATGTTCCGTTTATTTTTACCTAAATATTATCTGAACTAAGAGGTATAAATTGTTTAGTAAATTTACTTTCATCCTTTAATTTAGGTAATCTAACTCTAGACATTGCAGTTTCTGCTATAACTCTATCATCAGTTAATACATTTTCATCAAATGCATTCTGATCAAAAGCTGATATATCCAAACCGCCTTTTGCAAACTCGTTAACTCTAAATCCATTTTCTTTAATACCTAATTTAGGTATTCTCTTATAGATTAGTTTAGCCCCTCTCTTACTCTTCTTACCTTCATCACTTACATAAGCTATTTCACCAATTAATTGATATAACTGAATTGATGTATTATATCCAGAACCGTTATTTACAGTTATAAATTCAGCTCTTCTAGTTTTATAATGAGGAACAGCAAAGCTATCATACATAGTAATAGCTTTACCTCCAATATTACTCCTAGATTTAGATAATATAATATCATAATCACTACTCTTAGAACGGTCTTCCTATTGTTGTTGGAAAGGATCGTTACTATTAGGCTTAAGATTGATATTATATTTAGGAACTATATTAGGATCATCCCACATATTTCTAGCTATAGTCAATCTAATAGAAGGGAAACTCATAGATTGAGGATCATCACCAGTTTGAGCTATAGAACTATATCCAGATACATCTCCTCCATTTTTAAATTGGTCTAATACTTCTTTAATATTAGATACATAACCATTATCTATCTTGTATTGAATAGGAACTAAATGGAAGAATGCATTTACTCCTCTTTCATCATAAGAAGTATAGTATGCATATTTAACCAGATCTTCTGCAAATTCTCTAACTACATCATCAGTATCTTCAAGTAATTGAGCGAAAGCAGATATTAACTGATTCTCTCTATCATAGTCATTATTCATTGAAGACTCAGATAGAATAATTCTGTCTACATTCTAACCTTCTAAGCCATCTGCTGGATATTCCTATAAGTAATTTAATAATTCATTCTTTATAGTTCCATCTTGATTAATAAGATGTGGAAAAGCCTCTTTATTAAGTAACAGATATCTCTTAAGTTTAGTTAATCTAGAACACATAGTATTCTTACCTATAAACATACCTCTAAATTGATCATCAGTCATTTTAAGGAAATCAATGTTAGAAGTAGCTCTAGCTCTAATTATACTATCGATCATTCTATTTATATTCTGAACAAACTTCTTATCACCCTAGTGTTTATAGGATATTAAATCGTTGCCATCTGTGCCTTTGATGATATCTCCTCCTACAATATTACCCATTACTGAATTAAATATATTCTAGTAAGTCCAAGTTGCAGGGAACGTTTGACTCTTAAGAATCTTTCTAGCTATAGTAGTAGCATTATATAACTTCTTACTTAAGAACGTATTACTAAAGTAGTATTTCAAAGCATCATCTACTTCCTTACCTTTTATTTCAAATACTCCAGAATTATCATATATGAACGTCTAATATGAATTCACAAAGTTTAACTGTAATGCAAGATTGTTACCAAACTTCTTAGTATCAATTTGAGATCTATGTACTAATTCACTAAGTGTTTTAGCATCCATACTTAATTCTTTATAAGCATGTAATACAATAATCTATTGATATAAGAATGGCAGATTATCCTATTTTTTATTCTTTAAAGCATATATAAGACTAGATTCATCAAATACCTGTGTCTTATCTATCACTTCACTCTTTATTCCAGGATATGCAGAGTACCCAATTTCTTCAGCTAAACCATTATATTTAGCTTTCCAATTTTGTTTACTTTCACCTTCTGGCATAGCGTCTATAGCTTCCTTAAGTAACTTACCATATACATTGTATAATCCTGTTATTATCTAGTTTTCCTATAGATTTTCAGCTCCATATACTCCCTTACTATTGATAACTCTATTGGATAACTCTTTTAATATAGGTTGAGCTAAGAAATAGAAAGTATTCTTACCTTTACCACCTCTAAGTAATAGGTTAGTCATATTATAAGTAACCTGATTAACATTTAAAGCAATAATATAAGGATCTTTAGCAACGTCTACGTGAGCATTAATCATAGCAGATAACCAGTCAAGAATTCTAAATCCATCTTGACCTTTAATAGCATCTAAATCTCCTAATTGATATATATTACTATGACTATATATCATATTAAGATGCATTAACTATGTTAATACATGATTAGTAGAGTTAAGAGCAAAAGGAGCAATACCAGCTTTACCACTAGTATACTCTTCTTTTCTAGATTCCTAGAATGAAGGTAATAATTCATAGAAAGGATCTGCTTCTTGTTTACTAGAACTTGATATTAACGGCAATACATCATCTTGCAGCATACCAGTAAGAGTATCAATAGATGCTCTTGTTTCAGCCATGTTCTTAGTATCTGATACTACTAATTGATAATTCTGTATTATCATATTCTGTAATGCTTCAGGGCTTTGCTCGCTTACTTTATCATTAGTATATTGAACTATATTTCCATCTGTATCATAATTCAACATAGCAATATACAGTTTATCAACGTCGAAGTCAGAACCTGTCATTGCTGTAAATTCATCCGGAACTACTATAGTATCACTGAATCTATCAGGAAGTACATCTACTACTTTAAATGAGAAAGTAGAAGACAAACCCTGAGTAGGGATACGATAACCAATACCTTGTGGAGTAGAATTAGTACCAATTACATTATGGTCAATCAACCATTTCTTCATAGTTCCATAAGAAGTATAATATTCTTTTGGTACTATGTGTCTAAAGAAGTTAGTACTTAGAATAACATCCATACTTCCATCTTTATTTAGAAATCTAAGTTTATTACCACCATTAAATGCACCATTTAACTGTGATTCTTTCATTCTGGAATCAGTTGCTTTTAAACCAAATGAAGACATCTGAATAGCAGAACCGCCAGGAGTATTAATATCTACTACTTCTTTATTTATAAATGATATAATTCTACTTTCAATCCATTGTCTACTACTTTGAGCTGCTAACGGAACAAGTATATTGCCATCCTAATCAAGAGTAAGACCTTTAACAAACTCATCAGACATACCAGAGCTAACTGCCTAACTAACCAAATAGTCTGATAAAGCCTTATTATTCAGTTTACCTTTATGGAAGAATCTCTTAATTATTCTCTTATAACCTATATCGGATAACTGATTAATGGCATCCATTGTCTGAGTCTTAATCTGTTGACCGGTTTTAGTAGCAGCTTTATTAGTACCGTATACTCGATCGTCTATAAGATTACCTAAACATATTTTAACAGCCTAAGTACCAAATGAACGGTCAATATGCTCATGTGGATCTGTATTCAACTGTAGACGCAAATTACGAATATCTTGAACAAATACAGGCAAATCTCCTTCTTTCTTAGTAAGATTGAAGGATTTTTTATTTAAACCGTCAACATTAAAGTGTTCATTTTTAGGACCTTCATAAGCTTCAAATTTAGTTCTACCACCAACTTTAACAGCAGATTCAAAAGTAACCATATCGATTACTCCCAATTCTTCATTATTCATACGGTCATACAAAACCTTATTATCAGCCTTAGCTATTACTTTGAATAATGGGAACATAGCCATCTTATCGAATACAGGAACATTTAGATTTATATCACTTTCTCTATGATCTCCAAAGTATACCATCTTTAAAGGTTTAACTACAAGAGCTAAAGTTTTCTGATATAATTCTGGATTATTCATCCATGACTCATCTTCTCCTTCCATTATTTGATAAGCTTCTTCGATAGCGTCACTCCATTGTCCTAACGCTTTCATAATACGTCTATACATAGCAGGACGAATATATACAGCAGCATCAGATTGATTAATATTACCACCTTTGATATCTCCTTTATCGTCTCTTCTGAAATCGTACGGTCTAGCACTAGCATTAGTATAGCTATCTACAAACTCTTTCTAATTTTTAGTAAGAGAATTATAGAAGGCATCTTCTTTCTGTTTAGTAGATAAAGCCTCTATAATTTCATTGTCGCTTAAATTAGGATGAGCTTCGCTGTATAAATCACGTAGAATAGAGTTTCTGAATATACTTTTTAATTCGTCATAATAATCAGAACCAAGCATATTATCAGCAAGATGCATTACTGTTACTTTAGTATCATTCTCAGCCGGATTATCCCAGATAGTTCTAAGATTAGTACCAGTAGATAATACAGAAGACAAACGTTTAATCTTATCAACATCTTTACCAGTTATAACATCAATAGAATCTCCTTGTTCGGTCTTAAATTTAGACTTCTTCCACTTATAATAAGCAGGATCTCCTGTAAAACACTTCTCTACTTCCATGATAGAAATAGCCTAATTAGCTACATGAGAACCAATTACAGAGAATAATATATCTTGATTCTTAAGACCAGATTCTTCAGATGTATACATTGAACTATCTAGTTCTGATTTATAGTAATCGAATATATTACTAGGTATTAACTTATTAACGTATTCGCCATTTGAATATCCAAGTATACCTCTCTTTACAAGAGCTCGCATTTCTCTTTGAGTAGCATGCAGTAACAAATGATTTATTGCAGAGAATATAGGAGCAGAAGGTTCTATAACTTCCTTAGAATTAGGTTTAGATGTACCTAACAACAATACTTTTAAATCTGTTAAATACTTCTGAACCTCTTCTGTAGTACCATATTGTTCTAATCTTGCTAATTCTTGATTGACATTTAAAACATCTTCACCAAGTCTCAGTCTAGTAAAGTATCTGAATCTACCTCCATTTCCAGTATGATCCATCTTACCATTTTTAATCTTACCGTGGTAATTGTCTACTCTTAAAGTAGGATGTTGCGCGATATAGTCTTTTTTCTAGAAATAATCCCATACAGCATTAAACTCATCTAACCAGTAATTAGCGAATATATTAAGAGTACCTTGACTAAATCTTCTTTCTCCTACATAAGTAGAATTTTCAGCTGTTAAATCTTCTCCAATAATAGCTGCATAATTAGCGTCTCCTATATCGATATATTTACTAGTAAGAATATCTTTTACCATTTTGATACCTGATATGCTATACCAAGTCTTTTTGTCAGACATAGTAGGTAATATCATTCTATCGTTAAAAGTAAGAGTAAGCTTAGCAATATAATCCTCAACAGGAGTAATGCCGAAATAATCTCTACTAGATTCATCTATATTCAGTGCTAAGAAAGTATGCAATTTAAATTTGGTATTCTTAGCATTAGCTATCAGACTGTGTGCAGAGAATGGAGTACTTAATATCTATTGTTTCTTACCATTAGCATCTTGATTAATATTACGTATTTGATCTGTCATGTAGTTATTCTCACTAATAGGATAAATCAGTGCACCATCTGCTCCAACAACACTAAATTCTTGAGGAGAAGGATGTACTTTACCATAAGATATTGCCATCACAGCTATCTAGCTATTAGAATTTCTACCAAATGTAAACATTCTATCTAAAGTTCTAGAGTATCCACCACCTGATGTAGATTTTACACCTATATCTTTAGTTTCAGCTAATTTAATCAAAGTAGCTAAAGTACCTTCATTAAATCTCTCTGTTTTACCAGCTCCAGTGCCTTTCCAGAAATTATATAATTTATCAAATTCAGTAGTTCCAATATAGAAGTTATTAAGCATATAATCTAATGCTAAGTTATCCATAGGAATAGATAAAGCATTAAATACATCCAATAAAGTGTCCTTTATTTCCTATATCTTAGTATCATCTACTGGTTTACCTTTCTTTATTCTATCACTTACTATTTTAAAAGTAGAACTTAATTTACCTCTTCTGTCTTTTAAGAATTTAGCAAACTCTGGTTTAATGAAGGGTCTACCACTATCTGTTCTGTCTATAGCATCAGATGCGAAGAACATACCTGACCATCTAGCAGGAAGTCTACCTACTTTACGTAAATTATCACTATCTTCTACAACCCAATTAAATTTACTTAAGCTAGATTGTATTTCACTAGCTATTTCATCTTCAGACTTACCTCTTGTATTTATCTTAGGATGTTTAGTAGTAATAGTGTCTAACTGTACTTTAGAACTCTTTATAGTTATCTCTAACTAAGTTTTAGTATTGTCAGATATAGGTGCTTCTTCCGAAGTAAGAATATCATATAAAGATTTAAAGAAAGGAATAGCGTTACCTAAATTAGCGCTTCTATCTATTATATCCTGATACTTATCTATATCCCATAAGTTCTCCATAATCTGATTCCATACAAAATTGAAATCTTCAGTTACAGGAAGTTGGAACATATCATCATGCACAGGAAATAATTCTTTAGTAATAACGCCGGTTTCTTCATCTTCAACAAATTGGTATTCATACTTAGGTATAGAGTAGAAGAACAGTTTAGCTCTAAAGCTAACGTTATCTTTCTTACTTACTTCACCTTGATTCTTATCCCAATTGTTTTCAGATTGTTCTCCAGTCTCTACTTTTAATCTAGATTCTTCCTCATTGTTTACTTTCTCTACTTCTCTAATTCCTAATTGTTCTATCTTCTTACGAACATATCTTGTAAATATATCTTTGTTATTTACTATATCCTGAGCAATATCTACATATTCGTCAGATATCCAACCAAAGTCTATGTTCTACTGTAATCTGTCGAATAATAAAGAAGTATTAAGATTGTGAACATCCTCTATAGTTCTAATATTAAATATAGATAATGCTCCACTAGTAAGAGAATTAACAGCATGATAGAATACATCCGGGTCAGTTATATGAGGTAATTTAGCTTCTTCTTCTTTTGATAAACCGGGTATATAGTAAGACAAACCTTCTGGTTTACGGCTATAGAAATCTTCTAATGCTTGTTTAGAAGCTTTATAATCCTTAAACTAACCGTCATTTATACTCTTAAAGAAAGCTCTAATTATATTTCTATGAGAATTCCAGAAGTATAACGTATTATATATCTTCTTAAAAATTCTAATAACATTATATAATAGACCTTTACCATTTTGATCCTTAGCATAATTACGGAATTCTTCAGCAAGTGCTTCTTCTGCTTCATCTTGAGTAAGGTTTCTAGCGCTTCTTTTAGATTTAGAATATTCTTGATACAATTTGGTTCTCTATTGTTCACTCAATAACATTTGAGTTACATAGTGGAACGCTTCATGATATTCTACACCTTCACCAGATTGTCTAGACAAAGATATACGTGGTATTAGTTCATTAGAAAGAGCATTCATTACTACACTAAATAAACCATACGCTTCTTCATTAGCTCCAAACTTAATCATTTGGTCTGTTACTAATATCTGATCGCTATCTATACCTAATTTATCAAATAACCACTTCTTAGCAGAATCTTCATTAAACTTACCTCTACCTTTAATAGTTGATTTAAGACCACCTAAGAACTTAATTGGAGTAAGAGTAACTTCTCTTTTACCAGTCTTAGGATTGAGAACAATACCCCATTTAAGGTATTGACTTTCTTTCATTCCATTATCTGGTATACTTAATCCATATTTCTCAAGATTCTCAGGAGTAGCTCTTTCTGCAATTACAACTTTCTTACCACTAGCTGTCTTAGCTTGAGAAGGTTTGCTTACATCTTCTATTACTTTATCTTGAGTATTAACAGTAGGTTTAGGTTTATCTTGTTGTTTCTATAATTCTTCTCTATTTATTGTAGCATCATCTGCATATATAAATGGAGCATAAAATGCATGTTCACCTAAATCTGTCTTTAATATTCCATTATTAATAGCCCATGTAATTACTAGAGGAGAATCAGATACCTTTACAGCCTTACCGTCTTTAAAAGTATAACCTATTTCTTTTAAAGAAAATGTTAAGTATTTAGAGAATATAGGTATTCTACTGTTTTCATCCTTTACTAAATTAGGAGAACTATTAGCTATAGATACTAATAGGTTTATAAATTCTTGAGGGAATTCAGACATTAATACATCCTTATCAGTATTCCAGTGTATATTCTATGAAATCTAGAATACTATTCTTCTCTTTTCAAAATCTGTTAAAGTAGCTAAGTTAGTAAATTGCGTACTGAATCTCTTTTCAGTTCTAGGACCATCTTGAGTATATACAGTAGCATCTTCACTATAATACCCGTTAACAAAGAATTTATTACCTTTATCGTCAGTATATATGCCTAATTGCTTTCTTACTAAGAAATTATATTTAATTCTTTCTACTCCTTCTAAACCATTAGTAAATGTATTAGAACCACTATTAGCTAATAATGATAACAAGAAAGAATCAATTATCTTTGCATTAGAACCTCTTACTGATGTTTGACCAGTAATAATATTAAATATTAACTCAGCAGTAGAAGGAGTAATGGGCTTTCCTTGCTCATCTACATTTTGAGTGCCGTCTGCATTGAAGGCTAATTTAACCTGCTCCGGATTATTTACTCCAGGTATTCTATGCAATTCCTCAGATAACATAATGGGTAATGTAGCAGTACCAGAAGGAGTATTTTCAGGTTTAGGTATAAAGTATATTTTACCAGCATAACCTATACCTTGTGTTTCAGTTTTATCTCTAGTAAACATATCATCTATAGAGAAAGGATCAACACCAAATGGACCAGTACCATATCCAAACTGAATATCTCCACTAGTTATTTGTTCAGACATAGCAATAGCATCTTCTGTTATACCAAAATCACTTACTTCAGTTAACTTTCTAAACTTTGGTAATCCAGCCTCATCTACTTGATTATCAAGCTGACCATTACTTATTCTTATTCCTACAGGTTTAACATGCTTTCTAGCAGTTAATGGTAATGTTTTAGTAGTAGAATATTCTGGAGCATAAGCTTTAATTATCTTAGCTCTCAATTCTCTTAACTTCTATATCTACTCATCTATTTCATCCTAAGTCATTTCCGTATCTCTCATACGGTCATACAGACTCTAATTGATTGCTCTAACAGATGCATTATACAGTTTACCATCCTTCTCTATCATCACGTGAATAGCTAAATTATCTATGGCACTATCAAATGACATATCATGTTTAAAGGAAGTAACTACAAAGTATATATCATCAGCTGTTGATAACCATCCCGGAATAGCTAAATTATCAGCTAATTCTTTACCTGGTCTTCTATCAACCTTACCTCCATCTTTACCTATAAACTATACAGATTTACCAGCTACAGTAATAGGCATAACTTCATCTGTATTAGGTTGAAAGAAGAAAGTATTAGCTATGTGTAATCTTATAAATTTCTTTCTAGCAGATACCCAACCATTAGCTGATCTATTATAATATGAAGAAGGCCCTTGTAATCTGGAATCAAAATCATATGATTCTTCAAATGCTGATTGTTCTAATATATCTTGGTCATTTACTGGTATGCCATTTTCAGGATTGCCATCAGGCATATATACTAGCTAATCATTCTAAGCATCATAAAAAATTTCATCAGATTTTGGAGTATCTTCTACTTCTGTAATATTTACTGGATTTTCTACTTGAGGAACAATATCTGAAGCTGCAGGAGTATCCTCTACTTCTATTACTGTAGGCTATTCTGCAGACCCTTCCTCTTCATCCTATGTTGATTCTTCAGCTTGAGTATCATCTACTTCTTCCTGCTGTTCTTGAGATTCTTCAGTAGTAGAATCATCTATCTGCAGGAGCAAATATTCTTCTACTTCTTCAGCAATATCTGTAGGTTCTACTGATGTAACTTCTTCAACTGGATTCTGCATCTATACTTCATCTTCTATATCTTGATTAGTATTAGTAACACCATCCATTTCCACATCAGCTTCCACCTCATCTACACTTACTCTATCTTGTAAAGGAGAGCCTTCTATAGCTTCCTCTAACATATTTAGTTGATCTTCTAGACTACTTATCTCCTATTCAGCTACCTATACATCTGGTATAGTAACTTCTTCCACTTCATCCATAGGAGCAACCTCTGGAGCTTTTGTTTCAGTATTAGGAGTTCCTTGTTCTATATCTGCTAAATTACCAGTATCTTCAGCTATCTCCTCTCTACTTACTTGCTCTTGATCTTTTTTACGCTGTAAATCTTTCTGGATAACAGACATAGCTCTTTTACGCTGTACTAAATCCTGGTCGGCAAGTTTATCGTCTTTGCTCCATTCTTCATTTACAGAGTTATCATAATCCTATATAATCTAATCAGAAGTTCTAGTCTTACCGTTTATCTTGTCTGCCTACATCTCATTAGTAAGTATTTGCTTCTGCTGTTCTTCGGTAAGATTATTATAAGTAGGTTTATACAATCTAGTATCACCTACATATTTTCCAGTAGTATATGCTAAAGCATGAGCGAATAAATCAGCTCTTGCCCCATCATTAACATACTTGCTTATGGTAGCTACAGATAATTGATCTGCAAAAGGAACAGATAATCCAAGATCCATTACCTGTTCTCCTACTTCTTCTCCTAAGAATCGCTGTATAACTGGTTTACGTTCTTCTATTTGAGATTCTACATACTTTATAATACCAGATATACCATCTATATTTACATCTAGATTTTTATCCTCTTTTAGTCTTTGTAAATCCTGTTTTCTTGAATTAAGTTCATCTCTAAGAGTAAGTAAGTCATTGTAATCTTGAACAGCAACCATTCTGCCCATGAATTCATTAGCATACTCTTCTTCAGACAGTACACTTCTTTCACCTAATAATTGGTCTACGTATTCAGATAATTCCTTTTTACTTCTAGAAGTAATATCAGATGCAGGTAAATCATTAACTATCTGTCTTCTTCTATCACTGCGCTTTTTATCATAGCGAGCTAAATAATCAGAATAATGCTGCTTTATTTCTTCTTTTAAGTCAGCATCTTCTCTTATTTTCTGAATAACACTTTCTATTTCTCTAGTAGAAGCTTCAGATGCTTCACTAGCATCTTTTAATCTATCTTGAATATATACAGCATTTTTTACTACAGATATAAAGTCATCATTATTTATTCCTAGTTCATCAGTTATACTACGTAAAGACTTATTATTAGATAATCTTTCTATGTTGTTTACTAATCTTATGTCTTCATCAATCATTTCATTAGTAACACCTTCGGGTTTAAATTTATCCTTAAGTGTTTCTAAGTTATTTATTATTCTAGAATAACCTTTTCTCCCATCAGAACTAGCAGCATTCATAAACTGCTCTACTTTATTTTGTCTTTCGGCATTACCATATCCGTCAGCAATATAACCTCTCAGATTACTATCTGTAAGATATTGAGCAGTAGCACTATATACGTCAGGTGAACTAAATACTCCAGACATAAATAATCCAGTAAATCCACCTATATCCATAGATTTACGTAAATCAGCATCACCATTCAAATTCTCATCTGGGTGAATACCATAGTATGCCATATGTGCTTCTCCTGCCAATTTTAATGCATTAGCAGCCCCCTACAATAGACTATAATCTCCAGCATTATCATACTTACCAGTTCTATAATAATTACTTACTACTCCTTGTTGACCTTCTTCAGTCTTTTCCATGAAGTAAGAAACACCTAGTTTCTTACCAATATTGGTAAGATTACTTATAGCATTGTATGCTCTAGTTTTACCTCCAGGAGTTTTCCATGCTTTATCTACAGCTCTAGCAATAGTACGATCTATAATACCATCAGCTGCTGCATATAAATCATCTTTACGTAATCTATCAATTACAGCAGTTTCTAGTCCAGAGGATATATTACGATTACCTACAGCTCTTTTAGCAGCTTTCTATAATCCAAAGTAGTTCTTCATATATGAACCACCAAACATAAACATACCTTGAGCTAAGTCAGATAACATTAAAGCTTGATTAGTCTATCTAACTACATCTAGACCTTTTTGAGAATCATTTACTAGCTAATTAAAATTAGCGTCGGGAGTAATTATATTCTGTGATAAAGCATTTTCTAATACTTCATAATCTGTCATTTCAGAAGTATCAAATCCTCTGGCTTTTAGCTACTCATCGGCAGATTGTATTACACTGGGAAGATTAATTCTCATCTAATCTGCACCTTCTAATACTCTCTGCTTAAACGAATCAAATACTTCAGCTTGAGTTTCTGAATTACGAGTGTAATTAGTAATGGCAGCTTGAGTAGCTAATTCTGCAGCACCAATCAATAAAGGAGCAGTACCACCAGAACCTGCAGCCATAGCAGCTTTAGATGCCCATTTAGCAGCCATACTAGTACCAAATTGTCCCAACATAGCTCCAAATTCAGAATAGCTAGTACCTAATTCTGGTAATGCATAAACCCAAGATTCTGGATTAAATGCAGATATTTGATTATTCTCTTGCTTTTCTCTAAACTCAGCAGATATTCTACTTGGGTCATACAACCAATTACCATGTTTTAAAGTATGTATCATACTTTGTATCTACTGATTTTTATCAGCTAAACGAGAACTTACAACCTTTTCAGCATTATCAAGCTATTCAATCTGCTTTGCTAAATTATTGCCTTGGTTTTTACTACTCCACATATATTCTATTTGATCTGGAGATAGTTGATGAGTTCTTCCGAAGATTGCATCGTTTATACCGTCATTAGCTAATAGGTGCTTAAAGTTATTACCAGGATTAAGATCACCCATATAATCTTCTGCTAACCAGTCAAAACTATAGTATTTCCACAAGTCTGCTACAGAACCAAATTTATCAGTACTGAATAATTTACCAGGTCTAGTCTCATAGAATATATCCTGTAAATACGGATTAGTTCTAGCTAATTCCTTTAAGCCAGGTTGATGATAAATAATATTACCATTCTAATCTAATTGATTTACACCATCTTCTATGTTCTTAATATTATCTTCTAATTCAATTATTCTATTCTGAGCTGATTGAATTTGTGTAGGTGTCCAATCTGTTGCAGAATCAATCTATCTTTGTAAATCAATCAATTCTTGTTTACTTGTAAGATAATCTTTAGCTAGATTAATAGAATTTAAATAGTTAGCTTCGCCTTCTCTAACTTCATTCTATAATCTACTTAATTTAGATTGATCCTTTTTCTCCATAAAACTACGATATACATCTAAAGCTTTTACGTCTCCAGACTTCTCAGCTTTATCATGCATATAATCTAGCACAGTAATATTCTTAGACTTACCATCTGCGTCTTCACTAGACTGAAGTAATTCAGGCATACTTCTAGAAGTCCACCAATTAGATATTCTACTTTCACTATCTTTCGTAGAATTTTCATTAGTGACTTTATTGTCGTAGTTTATATCGTTCTCTCTATCTTCTAATTTTCTTTGGTAATAATCTGATCTAGAATCGTATGAATACCCATAATCACCTTGTAGGGTATAATTAGGGTATTCACTAGCGATATTATTATCTGTATTTTTACCTAGAGTATAGTTCTATTGTCTACTCATAATATTATATTAAAATAGTCTGTTACTTTCAGATTGAGCTTGCATTACATCTCTAATATCTTGTCCTATATTTCTACTCTTAGCGTGTAATGCATCATTCTCAACTGCTTCTAAACCGCGTCTGGGTACAACCGTACTTACTGGAATTCTTAAATAAGTACCTTGTTTAAGAGCGGTATTAATCGAAGTTCTAGTTTCACCATAATCATTTGTAGATTCAGTTACTCTTACCTGATCTTCGTCGAGATTTACCCAATCTCCTTGTACTTCTGCTAGATCTCTAGCTGTATATTTACCTTTATCTATTTCTGATTTAGGAATAAAAATATATTTATTGTGGAATATATTTGAACCATCTGTAGTAATGTTTGGCGTTCCGGCTACTAAGAAGTTTTTGAACTGACCTTTTTCAAAATCATCCTGCAACTTACTACTACTACCAATCTTTCTATCCATTAAATTCTCAGCAAGACGTTTTCTAAGTAAGAACTCGGAAGAAGAATTACCTACTCTCCAGCCTTGAGAAGTCATTTTACCTGTCTGAGTTCCTTGAGCAGTTAAAACTTCATTTGCTTCTGCACCTATACCACTGCTTAAAGTTCCAATAACATCGTTAATTGCACTATTTAAACTATTATTGGTTTTAGCACTAAGCGTAAACATATCATTGAGTTTCTTTCTGGCATCTTGAACTGTAGGTGCATCTTTTAGAGCTGAAGCAAAAGTATCTCTTGCCGTTAACTCTAATTGATCAGTTAGATTAAGTAAACGATTTTGCTGACTTTTTTTATCTGCTCTTCTAGCTAATGCTACAGCCATTGGATCACGTTCTGCTTGATCATAAGCAAATTCTCTACCTGCTGTAATAAGTGTTCTGTCAAGCTGTTCTTCAGCAGCTTGTCTACTAAGACCTTGTCTCTGTAATACTTCTAAATGCTTCTGATATTCTGGGGTATTCTGTATACTAGATAAGTTCCTTTTAATCTCATAGCCTGTTCTATTAGTAGAAACTCCTTGATGAATCCATCCATCTTTAACTCCCATGAAACTAGCTTTCAGATTATCTACATACGGTCTTACTAAGTCTACTTCAGATTTATAAGCAAGAGGAGCGATATCGTTAAATATTCCACTATCTACTGTGTTATAGTTAGTGAAATCTACATCATGCCAAAGAGGATTATACATGCCTTTTATCATTAATTCCTAATTAGCTTTTTGTCTTGCTAGCATTCCTTCTCTACTTTGCTTTAAATTACTAAGAGTAGCGTAATCAAGATTAGCAATACGAGAATTTAATCTAGCTCTAAAGTTAGCATCTTTCATAGCATCTGGATTAGTAGCAGCTTCATCTATTAAATCTCTTATCTTTCCTAAAGAGTTCTCATAGTATCTCTAAGTATCTACAGCAGAAGGGGATTGAAATTCTCCAAACTTACTAACGGTATTAGTAAATTCATTAGCAGCTTGTTCAACAGCTTGTCTTTGTGCCTAACCTATTCTATACAATTCACCAAAATTAATTGGTACATAGGTATTCATTATAGGAGCTTCTGCAGCTCTATCATATCTATTAGCTTGCATTATTTACCTCCTTTTCTACTTATTGTATTACGGTTAGAATTCATCATAGCTCTGAGATCATCCTCAGTAAAACCAGCTTGTAAGAATCTTTGATATAGAGGCCACATTTCCATATCTCTAGCTTTCTGATTACGCATCAATTCTCTATTCTGAGCCCATTGACTTAACTGACTTAAACCAGCTCTACGTATGTTTCTAGTAGTAGCTCTGTTTTGAGCATTAGCCTCGTTAGCTATATTTGTAGCATTAACCCATTGCTGTCCTAAACTATTCATAGTATTGGCATAATCACCTAAGTATTGGTTATTAGCGTTACTTTCTTGAGATCTTAAACTAGCTATAGCTCTATCAGTATTAACAGCTGATTGTAACCTATAAGCTAAATTAGCTCCTGTATTAGTATTAATTTGACTAGCATTATAATTACTAGTAGCTCTATTACGATTTAAATCTTCAATAGCTGGACTAATATCATATCTACGTCTACGCATAGTATTACTAATACTAGTAGCATACGGATTATATACTGCATCAACTGTCTCAGGTCTACCAGTAAATAGATTAGACATAATAGGCGCTAAAGAAGCTATACCTGATAAAGCTGACCCCCAATCAAGACTATTATTATGAGGTTCTGGTTTAGTATATGCGCTACTTTTTGGTAAAGTAGTGACTTTATCAGCCTAAGAAGTAAGAACGTCTCCTAAACCTGCCATTTCATCATTAGTAGCAGTTAATAGTTCTGGATGTTTTGGTTTTAACGGGTTAACTGTACCATACCAAGTAAACGGTAACTCTGGTTTACCTTCATCAATTAATCCTGTATTCGTAGAAGTAGAAGTTGCTTTACGTCTACGTGTTGGAGTACTAGTACTTACAGTAGCTGTAGTCGATGTAGGTTGTGTATTATTAGGATTAACTGGTACATGATACCATTGATTATTACCAGTTCCCCACTGCACTCCAGCACCCCATTTACGATTAGGGTTATAGATAGCATCTACTATTCTATCTCCTAAACCAGGTTTAATCTCATCACCTAAAGCAGCTGCTTGTATCTACTTAGTCTTAGGTTTAATACCTTTACTTTGTTTAACAGATTCCTACATAGCAAACAACTAATCATGAATCATATTATTATTCATTTCATTTAATTTTGCTGCATTCTCTGCAAATCTGTCATTGTACTTACTTTTCTTTTTTGCCATCATTTTCTCACCAAGTTGTGCAAATGTTTCTTTTCTACCAGGTACTTTAAGCTTATCACTTAATACTCTACTGCCTTCAGGTAAACTAACTAAATTACTGTCAGTAGGTTTATTATTCTCTGGTACTTTACTTATACTTCCGTCTGGAGTCTATATTAATTCACCATCATCTACGTAAGCTAAAGAGGAAGACATTCCTCCATTGGCCATAGTATCTGTATTCATCCCTATCATATCATCATATGCTTCACTTTGTAGGTAATTAGTACCTTGTACAGCAGCTCTATTACTATATGCATTCTTTTTAATAGCAGCTCTCTTTCTACGTAATCTTCTATTACCGAATGCTCCAATTAGACCACTACCAAGACTACCTTCATCATAATCAGTAAAAGAAGTCATTCTGGCCTCTTCACCGGATCTACCTATTAGCCCTATACCTGCTCCTACAGCAGCACCAATTGGACCAGCAACTTTATAACCAGTAGCTGCACCACTGGCTATGTCACTTACAGATTGTGCAGCAGCTTGCCCCCCTGTAGTAGCGTTAGATTTCTAAAAAGGAGTAGTTAAAGTATTTAATATATCAGGAGCATTTTCAAGCATGTTACCCCCAATTTCTTTGAATTGAGTTCCAAACGCATATGCTGGTACTTTTGTTTTCTTTTTACTTTTCATATTAAATTAATGAATTTCTGTATGTTGTTGTAATCTATGGTATTTCAAAAGTATGATCTATATCAGAATCTAACTCATAATCGCATATCATATACTTACCTCTTAACCTGGCAGGTAACGATAATGCATCTTCATTCTTATCTGCTCTAGGTACTGGGAATCTAAATGTATCTTCTCTATAATCAGTTATTATATGTTGTTCAGGAGTAATTACACTTCCTTCTTCATCAAGTTCCTCTTCAGTATGTTCTCTAATAGCTTCTTGATGTTTAGTACTGAATTTCATATAATCTATGATATCGTCCTTAATAGACTCTTGATTACCATCTCTAAACTCTCCTTGTAATCTAACATTATCAAATACTTTAGTATAAGGAGCATTCTTATTAATAACTATCTCTAATTTAGCCTTTCTATCAAGCGGTTCTAAACCTATTACTCCTGTATCATGGAGAGTATGTAGATTATTATCCATTATTGCTACAACTCTATCAGAAATAGGTAACGACCATTTTGGATTAAATGTATAGAAAGATGTAAACCTACCTAATTGCTCATTGAATATCAATGGCTTATTAAGTATATTGAACCATACCTCATTATACTTCTTATCAAATAAGGACATGCCTTTAGTTCTATCTTCTTTGATATTCTTATTAAAGTATGACTGTACTTGTTTTTCTTTAGATAATTGGCTTACTTGGCCAGTATAAGAACATATTTCATTCTTATCTGTATCGTACCAGTATAGTACATTATCAGAGTTAACAATACTTTTATCATTATTAACAGATGAACCATTAGTAGTAGTTACGTAATCGAACCTACTTAAGATACCACCAGTACCTAATACTAGTTGATTTACATTATCGTCAGTAATAAGTGATCTTTCATTGACAGAAGCTACTCCTACTCCAGTATCTTGGAAATAGAATAGTCTATCTTTGAATACTTTTAGATTGGTTATGTCTCCCCACTGATTATCTACATCTAAGTAATCAGCTACTTTGAATTTAGACCACTAATCTATTACTTCATTATTAGTCTTAGCCTATGAAGTTAATATTCTATTAGTATATCTTACATCTTTATCGGCATACATAGAATTAGGTACATACAATTTACCAGTATTCTATGCAGAATAAACAGAATTATATACAAAGTAAGGAAGATCTTGTACATGTATGTCCTACATCTAAGTAGGCTCTAACTGCAACCAAGAATCTGCAAAATTTGAACTAGTTACTGTTCTATGAATCTGATCTCCGTGGAATAAATTCATATTAATAGAACTTTCAAATGGTATATAAGCTCCTATATAATTCTTCATTCCGTCCCATTCTTTAGCGTCAGGTAATTGGAATAGCATAGTATTAGGATAATCTAATAAGCTTAGATAAGTATCTCCTCCAAATACATACTTGCTGTCGTGCGCTGCTATACTTATGTATACAGAATTCTGTCTAGATGAGAATGTGTTACCACCATATATAGAATTACCATCACGTTTAACATTAAATACAGGAATAGCATTAGTAGAATCAAAAGGATGAAGTTCTGGATATTTACTAGTAGGTACGCTATTAAATCCAGAGAATACATTCTATAATTCTGGTACATGGGCTATAATACACGGACCAGCTGGGCCTTGTAATGATTGATTATCATTATGAATAAAATCGGACATAGAGTAGTTAGTATAAGTTCTATTACCTACATTTATTCTTTTAGCTACTACATCTGGAGCTCCATACATATTATAATCTATATTGGGTGGGTATTTAGCATCTTCAATATACGATGTAGATTGAGATTGTCCAAATGTTGGAACGAAATATTTAGCTATTGATGCTCCACGGTATACCTTATTACCTCTACTATCTTGATAAGGGAATCCTACAGCTAATACATTAAGACCCCATCTACTACCATAACCTACGTATGGCACAGTATCTTGTTGCAATACTCTACCATCTATTTGAGTAACGTAATCCGCTGCAGCAAATATACTACGACTTACACTATTACCAATAGTATTACCATTTACATAGTTATCTTTAAAATCATCAAACTTACTGTCGTTTACTTTACCACCTACAAATGGAGAATAGTATGAACCTATACCATCTAAGTACACACTTCCTTCAAATAGCTTAGTTACATCATCACCCTGTACACATATTTCTGGAGATACTAAACGTATATAATCATTTACTCTCATAGTAAGAGAGAAATTACCAATATCTTCCGCTGTACCTGTTGATATTGCTAATTGTTCACCAATCAAACTACAGAAGAAAGGAGTAGGTCTCATCTCCAAACTACTATCTAATTCAGATCCCTATCCTACATATTTATCCTGCTCTTGAATTCTATACTCATATACGTAACTACCTACTGTTTGCATAACTACAGTCCTATCACGTTCAGTTCTATCACAACGAACTATCTCGTAACTCACTGCACCTACAGGCATCTTCTTTACTTTGAATTCTACACCTAGAGCATTACCTATAAGAGTATTGTTTTCATATCTAAACGGAGGCATTTGAGAAGCATGAGGCATTCTAATATCACCTATCCAAAGTACAGGAGAAGCTACAGATTTATCATTATAGAATATTATACCGAATCTATACACTTCATCTCTCTAGTATCCTCTATAATTAGCAGCTATATATGGATCAGCATAATTGGGTATATATGGGTTATTCTTCTGTTCTTCAGTAGGCTGTACTATTTCAGGCATTTTATTATCGCCTCTGTTTATATATCTAGTATTATTTCTAACAGTAGGTACATCCATACTACAGGATTGATTCAATCTAAACTTATCTTGTTTACTACTTAGATTTATATCTGTAGTTACAAAGGAATACTCTATATTAATGCCGTAACCACCTAATTCACCATCTTTATTGTATATATATGTATTCTAAGAATTAGATGCATCTTTTGTATACTTTACATTATTAAATGGATTTATACAATCATGAGTAGTAGGAATACGTTTGATAGCTTCATCATCTGTTATAGACAGACGAATGTTATTACTATCTAAACTAGATAACAGCTATACACTTCCTTCTGAGTTAGCTCTGTAAGCTCTAGCATCATAATCGTTACCATCTTCATCTTCTGGTATCCAAGTATTCTCTGTTACATTAGCTGCAAATAATCTATTTTGCATTTTTGCAAGAGTCTACGCTATAAACTAATAACCAGTCATAGTATTAAACTCATCTATAGATATATCGCTTAATGTAGAACCATAATCTACATACTGAATATCTGTTTGACCATCTGGAATATCTATTTCATCTACTATACTAATAATAGGAGTAGAGTTGTTCTGTTCATAAAATAGACGTATTACTCTTAACTTATTGAAATCCTAAAGAGATAATTCAGTAGATAACATTACTGATTTATTTGATGACTTATTTAAACCAGTACCTTTATATTCAGAACTACCTTGGCTAGTTACACTATTTGTTAAGTGAATTAGCTCACTCATTGGAGAAGTAACTGTTTCAGTACCATGCACATTGAATAATTGATAACAATATGTTACCATTCCAGCTTTAAGGTTACCTTCAGATAACCAACGGAATTTAAACGGCAATAAACTTACTACTGGAGTTATTTCTAATGAACCAGGATTGATTATGTTACCATTCTCATCTATAAGATTAGAATTATCTATATACTTATTACTCATTATGTTAACAATCTTAATAGGACTGTTTCCATCAGTAAAGTATATCTTTATATTAGTATCTGATTCATAGTTACCTACAATACTTAGTGTGGGATTCTTAGATAAATCTTCACACAATCCTAGAGCTCCTTTACATACTAATTTAATTTGAGGCATATTACTATCAAACCCCATTAATCTGTATATCTTATTAATGTTATCAGATGTTTTGGTTATTACTACCGCAATATCGTTTATAGTAGTAGTACCTATTATAGTCTCATCTTTAGGTATAATAGTATCGTATCTTCTAGGGTTCTCTATACTTTGTAATACTCCTGTAGTTCCTCCATCGTTGGTGACAACACGGACATCCTCAGCATATCTGTACTGAGTATCCGGTATCAAATTTACATCCTAGTCCATATTAAGACCACCCGTAAATGTATTAACTTGTGCAGTATTACTTATCATATCAATCTTAATGCGCTATCTTGGTTATATAATATCTATTCTTCACCACTAGTACTGAAAAAAGTATCGTGGTCGTTCATCTCTGGGTACAACTTATGCCAGGTGTTCTTTATCGATTCTATTTCATCTGGTCCTGGAGACATGGCTTCAGCGTAGGCCTATTTGCGATAAAAATTCCAACTATTTCTCATATCGTAGTAGTCTGATTGGCTTATCTACCCTTTTAACTTTAGAGGATAAAAGTGTTTAACTCCTAGATACCACAATAAAGCTTCTTTATAAGATTCTAAATCCGGTATCATCGGCATGCTATCTTCATCGGTATATATAGCATAATAGGATATCTTAATGTATCCTCTAGGTACATTAGTCATTATATAACCAGGTTTGGTCATATACTATAAATCATAACTATACATAGTACCATCTTTATGCCCTATTCTGTTACCTAGATATCTACCGTTTGCTGTAGGTACGGTATTCTAGTTTATCAATACGCTTAATGTTTCTCTAAGGTTGTTGTCCTCATTTAACTTGTCTAATGCTTCTCTATCATTAGTAAGATTAAACATATTCTTAACTAATGGAAACATAGCAGCGTCCTACACTAACATACAAGATTTACTACAACATTGATTATCGTGAGATACACCAAAACTGGATGTTGCTTTTCTCATAGGTAACCAACCACCATTACAGCAGTATGAGTACGCTACCTAATCTAATTTGTATAAATCACAAGGCAATGATACTTGGTGGCATTCTATTGGAAGTACTTCTACTTTATGTTCAAACTACTGTATAGCTCCAATCTTAAGCATTCCCTCGAGTAACCACTCCTTCCAATCTGATATTCTTATCTAGTCCTCCTATAAATTGAAATCTGCAATAGCTTTTGCTATTACAGTTTTAGAGGATATCATTCTGTTGTTTATCATAATTCTATATAGTCTCTTATACGATTTTTAATTATTTTACAGAGGTCCCTCTTATTATCTCTTGAAGCTATAAACTAATACTTAGTTTTATTAGTAAGTAGACTATCTTTCTTTGACCAAAAGAAACGGTATTTCCATCCATTACTGTGTTCATTAAGTAAATAAATCGGCTTACCTAATTCTTTTGTAGCTTTCCAGTCCCATCTAAGACTCTTACCTGTGAATTCTTTTGGTTGATGTTTGATGATTTGTAAAGTACCTAATCTACATGGAAACTTAAACTCTTTACAGTTGTACATTACTTCATCTCTAATGTACTAAAAATAGTCATTAATAATGTTCTTATATGTCTATAAGTCAATATCATATGGTGTATTAGGTTCTATGTACTATTTATAGCTTTCATAGAAATCAGTAGTAGTATAACTCTTTCTCTAATATTTCATATATTAATTATTTATTACTAACTCTGTTCTATGTATCATCATGCGCATCATTAGTATCATCACTAGGCATAGTAATCATAAAACGTAACTCTCTTTCTAATATCATTTGTGTAATAGTCGGTATCATTGCAGATGGTATAGGAAATTCACTATCTGGATCAAAACAAGCATTGAGTTCTGTAGGGTCTTCAGCTATTACATCTACACTGATATACTCTAGCTGATTAGAATCACCATCTACGTATATTCTGTTATTCTTAACCCATGCGATATAATCTTTACATGTAGCCTTTCTATACTTCTATAATTTAGCTTTAGTACGACTACCTATCTAAATTATATTACCAAACATATCACGTACATTTATTACTCCAGGTCTATAGTTAAAGTCTATTAACTTAGGGAGTTCTTTATCTCCTACATATGTAAAGTAACCCGGTACAGTTTCTTCACGGTCTAAATGGATAGGTTCTATAGTAGTAAGATATAATTCATTTATATCTCTACCTTTATCTATGTCTTGCTTTATTAACATAGCTCTGTAACCTATAATCCACTTTTCAATTTGTGCTCTACTTAAATGCTCAGACTCTGCAATATTATTATTGCGAGCAATAAGTAGAATATTATCAATTAACTAGTTAAGTGTCATATCTTATTTCTAATAACGTTATAAGCCATATAACGCATTTTAAGGCTGTTATAGGCACTTTCTATTATCAGTAATACAATCCTTTAATTTAAGTAATAGCGGTCTTAAAAAGGCTTAAAATAAAAAAGGTTGATCTTATTGACCAACCTTATCCATTGCATTCTTCATATCCTAAGGGAGCATTTCCTTCATAGGTGGTGGTACCATCTAATTAGCTTTCCTTATTATATTCTTCAACTCACTAACTTCTTTCTATAGTTCTAATATTTTATCATTCTCTCTAGCTGGTTCATTATCTACTCCCAGCTTATCTAATAATACTTGGCACTTAGCCATTTCTTCATCGCATTTAGCTATTGCCTCTTTTCTCTATTTATACGTATCATATTGATTACGTACTATATTTATAATTTCTTGTTTATCAGTAGATATAGTAAGACCTATAGAATTATCTGTTATAACTGATTTATTCTCAGGTATAGTAAATTTCTTAGTCTCTCCGTTACACTATATAGTTATATCTACTACTTTCTTTCTGGGTTGATTAGGCATAGGGAACTATCCTGGTGGTAGTGGCTCATCATATATTGAACTTACTTGAGTAACAGAACCCTCATTATACTCAGTAGTTTTCTTGAATGTACCAACTACTTCTATTATATATACCTTGTCACCTATATTTAATTGATTGAATAACATAATAAGTTAGTTTTAAGGGGCTCATTTAGAGCCCCAATTTATATTAAGTTGCCGGTGTAGCCGGTACTACTATATGATTAATTACTTGGAAGATTCCGTCACATTTGTTATAGTATATAAGATATCTGTTACCAGTTGTAATTTCATTATTTGTCATTTGAGTTCCGGAACCATTTAATAGAGCTTTAGCTCCAGTAGATGTAATAACCGTAGCAGTATTATCAATCTATCTATTAGTAAAGCTAGTAGGATCTATAAATACTAAATCCGTAGGAGTAGCTGCACTAGCAGGAGTAGACGTTACATGTAGTATAAATAAACCTTGACAAGGGAGTTGTCTCCATAATCTAGGACATACACCATAAGTAACTGAAGTAGTCGTAGTATCGGTAGTAACATAGTTAGTTCTCAATACTGGAATACCAAAATTATCTACAGTTCTTACTCTACCTCTATTAAAGTAGTTTAAAAAAGGATAAAACATAACTGCCTCCTTTCTTATTAGCAACCGCATCCGCAACTATTATTATAACCATAGCCGTAGCCGTAGCCATAATCATTCAAGCCACCCTGACAACCGAAAGGATTGCAAGTTAAGTAAGCAGGAACAGGACACGGACGAATTTGATTAACAATATTTGCAGTTTGAGCTTGCTGAGAAGAAGACAACTGTAAAGCTTGTTTTTCATCACGCAGAATGTCAATCTTATTCTGCATTTCTCTCATCTCAAGCTGACAGAACTTATCATTGATAATTTGAGTCTGCGCATCTATCTTAGCACCTACAATATTAAACTTAGATGCATTATCAGCCATTAAAGAATTGAATCCACTAGTAATTGCATTTTGCAATATATTAGTCTAGTTGTAGTTAGCCAACTGATTTTCATAACCCATCTTAGTGATGTTGTTATTTACTCCACAGATTGCTTCTCTAACATCGCAGCAGCAGCTAGCTAACTGAGAAGCTAAGCTTGCATTACCAGAAGTAATAGCGTTAATTACTTCACAGCTAGACAATTTAGTATCGCAAGAGATCTGGCTTACTCCAGAATTGATAGTATTAAGAGCTGTCTGAACAGAGTTAATATCACAATTCAAAGTACTAGCTAAGTTATTGATGGCATCTTTGTTACCATTAATAGCCTGCATCAACAGATTAGTATTAGCGTCATTGTTCAGTTCAGTAGCAAGAGCACCAGCGTTACGTCCGCCAAAACCATTACCACCAAAACCACCCCAGCAGAAGAAGATCAGGATGATCCAAATCC